GTGACTGCACTGTCCGCCTTCCTTCGCAAGACGCCCGGCGAGGCGCTGCGCGAATACTTCGACCGGCCGGAGATCGGCCTGCCCACCGAGTTCGACTGGCCCGCATCGGACGCCGACCTCTCCGGGCCGCTTCTCGGCGCCATCGAGAAGATGTCCCGCGTCCAGCGCGACCGGATCTCGAACGACGCCGAGCGCGTCCATGCCTTGTCCGACGAGCCAGGGCAGGCCGCGATCTACAGCGTGGCCGAGGATCCCGCCCTCCTCGACGGGCTCGCGAACCCGCACGCGCGGTCGCTCTGGATGTTCCTGAACGCGCAGGACCGTTTTCGTCATGCCGAGGAAGTTCGCTTCACGGAGGACCGCCGGCGCGGTCGGATGTGGGCCGGCTACATGACCGACGCCGGATGCGTCGTGCAGCGCGACGCGTCGGCCCGCCATGCCTTCGTCTCCGCGATCAAGGAGTTCTCGGGCGCCGCCCATGCCCATGTCGACATCTTCGACCGGGTGAGGACGACGCATGAGGGCGACGAGTGCGACCTGGTGCAGGTGACGATCTACCGCGAGGGACGGCCCGACGATCTGCTCCGCTTCGACGACAAGGGGTCGCTTGTCCGGCAGGCCTATCGTCCCGTGTTCGAGGCCGCAGTGACCTATGAGCCCGCGACCGGCGGCATCGAGGTGATCGCCAACGACAAGGCGACGCGGAGCGAGATCGTGAAGGCGACGGTCACGCACCTCCTCGGCATCGAGTTCAAGGAGAACCGCCTGCCGCTGCGCTGCTATGATCTCTCGGTGCTTCTGAACCCGTATGATTTCCCGGTCGACCCGGAGGACGGGATCGAGGGCGTCGAGGTGCGCGAGCTGCGCCTGATGCCGATCGACGACAGCGATTTCAGGGTGACGCTGGAGAAGCCCGCGCGCGCCGACGAGACGATCTGGACGAAGGCGGAGGAAAGATTCGGGGATCGCACGCCCCTGAGCGAGGGGTATGTGGTCACGCGGGCCAAGATCGCCGTGAAGCTCGCCCGCCGCCCGGGAGGCGACCGCCGGCGGACGCTGACCCTGACGATCACCTGGCCGCATGGCTGCGATCTGAAGGACCGCACCGCGACCGAGCAGATGATCGGCGAGAAGTACCTGCGGCGCTGGGGGGTCCTGGTCGATGACCTGCAGCTCTTCGAGGATTGATCAGGCCGCCCGCCGGCTGCTCTCGTCCATCGCCGGGACCCGCGACGCACGGGTTTCGGCCATGGCGCTGGCGCACATGCGCGGCGCCGGAAAGACGCTGATGGGTGCCGGACTGCTCGTGCAGCGCGGCAGCGCAATGTCTGTCGTTGCCGAGGACGATCTGGACGACACCCCGACGTCCGTCATCGCCCACCCGATCACGGGGCAACATGGGCATCTCGGCAATGCGGCCTGGCATGACGAACAGGCGAGCGCCCGCCGCCGGGTCTATGCGCTGGACATGGCAGCAGCAGCTCGACGGGTGGTCGCCCGGCTCGATTGCTCGCTCGGCGAAGACCCGGTGCCTTACCTCGACGGCGCGGTGCTGGATTTCGGGACGGCGCGGCTGCCGAAGCGAAGGGCACGTGTCGGGATCTGGGTCGCTCGCGGTCTGACGACGCCAGCCGTGTTCGAGGAGTTCCGCCAGCTCGTTGACCGCCGCCCGGCTGATGGGCTTCGGGTGGTCCTCGTTCTCGACCCTCCGGATCGGAATCGCTTCCGCTTCGTCCGGGGCCACGAGTTCGTCGCGCTGGCGGACGTGGTCGATCATGAAGATGGTCTTGCCGTCGCCCCTGAAGTCTTGAGCGCACGCCTGCTGAAGGGTCCGTCGCATAAAGGCCCTGTCTGGGTTTCCGGCGACGGCGGCGTGCTGATCGTGCATGGCAAATGGCACGAATTTACGGGCGGCAAGCAGAAGATCGCCGTCGCCATGCTCGCCGAGGCCAGGCTTGACGGGGATCCGGTGCTGCCCGTCGCGCGCATCTTGGAGGAAGCCGAGTGCGGGCCTTCGGTGAAGCGACTGAAGAACCTCTTCGACGGCCACCCAACGTGGCAGGAAGTGATCCGGGAGAGCGGCTCCAGCGCCTGGCTAGAGGTGTGACGCCACGGAATCACGACGATCAGGCCGTCCTTCGGGGCGGCCTTTTTCGTTTTCGGGGGCCCCGATCTGCATTCCTCCCGTCTCCCCTCCCTCCGCCCTCCCGTTCTCCTCCCGTCGCACACCCCAGTCTCATTCGCAGGCATTCGGCCAATCGCGAAGGAGACGACGATGTCAGTCACGCATCTCAACCAGGTCGAGCTGGCGGCTCGATGGAAGATCAGCCCGCGCACTTTGGAGCGCTGGCGTTGGACCGGTGAGGGCCCCGCCTTCATCAAGATCGGCGGCCGGGTCGTGTACCGGCTCGAGGATGTCGAGGCCTACGAGGCCAACCGGCACTGCTCGAGCACGGCCGACAAGTCCGCCGTGAAGCTGGCGTGAGGGGGCGGCCATGACGATCCCCAACCGCATCACCCTCGACGACCTTCCCACCATGCCGGTGGGCGAGATCGCCGCTCTGCCGGGCGACCAGCTGGCGCTCCTGAAGCAGGACGCCGACGAGCGGCTGCGCGCTGCCAAGAACCTCAGCGACTGGCTCGATGGCGCTATCGCGCTGAAATATGGCGACCAGGCGCAGGAGGCGCGCCGTGCGGAAGGCAAGGACACCGGCACGGTCAGGCTGCAGGACGGCCCGGTCACCGTGGTCGCGGAGCTCGCCAAGCGGGTCGACTGGGACCAGGCGATGCTCGCCGGTCTGGTCGAGCGGATCCGGGCCGACGGCGCCGATCCCACCGAGTATGTCGACATCGCGTTCAGCGTCCCCGAGCGCAAGTACACCGCCTGGCCCACGGACATCCGCCAGGAGTTCGAGCCCGCGCGCACGGTTCGCACGGCCAAGCCGAAGTTCCGGCTGCTGCTCGGCGAGGAGGTGCGCTGATGGCCATCTCGCTCGCATCCCTGCAAACCTCGACGGCTCTGCGCCCGCCGCGCGTGCTGATCCACGGCGTCGCCGGCATCGGCAAGTCCACCTTCGCCGCGTCCGCCGACGCGCCGGTGTTCGTCCTCACCGAGGACGGTCTCGGCAAGCTGCAGGTGCCGCATTTCCCGTTGGCGACGAGCTATGCCGAGGTCGCCGAAGCGCTCGATGCCCTGCTCGACGAGGACCACGCCTATTCCACGGTCGTCGTCGACAGTGTGGACTGGCTGGAGCCGCTGATCTGGGCCGAGGCCTGCCGGCGCAACGGCTGGCAGTCGATCGAAAGCCCCGGCTTCGGCAAAGGCTACGCCGAGGCGCTGACCATCTGGCGCGAGTACATCGACCGGCTGAACGCGCTCCGCGACCGCAAGGGCATGGCGGTCATCCAGATCGCCCACACCGACATCAAGCGCTTCGACAGCCCCGAGCACGAACCCTACGACCGGTACGTGATCAAGCTGCAGGCCCGCGCCTCCGCGCTGCTGCAGGAGCACTCCGACGTGGTGCTCTTCGCCAACTACCGGATTTCGGTCAGCAAGTCCAACGTCGGCTTCAACAAGAAGGTCACCCGAGCGCTCGGGTCCGGTGCGCGCGTCATGCACACCGAGGAGCGCCCCGCCTTCCTCGCCAAGAACCGCTACGGCCTGCCGGAAACCCTCCCGCTCGAGTGGTCCGAGTTCCTGGCCGCCATGCCCCAATCCGCCTGATTACGACTGAAAGGACAGCACGATGGCACGTTTCGACACCGCCTTTGACGCCGCCGGCATCGAGCCCACCACCGCCTACGAGATCCTGCCCGCGGGCAAGTATCGCGCCCAGATCGTCGAAAGCGAGATGCGCGTCACGAAGAACGGGATGGGGAAGTATCTCTGGCTGATGCTCGACATCCTCGAGGGGCCGCAGCAGGGCCGTAAGGTCTTCGACCAGCTGAACCTGGTGAACGCCAACCCGACCACCGTGGAGATCGCGCAGCGCACGCTGTCGGCGATCTGCCACGCCACGGGCAAGCTGCAGGTGAACGACAGCGAGGAGCTGCACCTGATCCCGATGACGATCCAGGTCGGCGTGAAGCCCCCGAAGGACGGCTACGGCGAGCGCAACACGATCCGCTACATGGTGCCGGAGGCCCCGGTGCAGGCGACCCCGCCCAAGCCCGCCGCGACGCAGCCGGCCAGCGCACCCGCCCAGCCGACCGCCCGCCCGGCCACCGCGCCCTGGAACCGCAAGAGCTGACGCCCTCGGCCGCCGCGGGCTGAGAGCTGGCTCACGGCGGCCCGGACATCGCCAGACCCGAGAGACCGACCATGACGAACACCACCGACGCGGCCTGCGCGGCCGCGAACGCCCCCGGCTTGCCTGACGACACCCGGCGCCTGATCGAGATCGAGGACGCCATCGCGAAGATCCGCACGCAGATCGCGACCGCCGATCTGACGCGGCAGCGGACGGCCAGGCCGATCGACCCCGACTGGTTTCACCGCGCGCGCACGGCGCTGCGTCACCTCAACCGCGAGCGCGCCGAGATCGTCGCCCGTCAGGGTGGCCGCCGCCGGCGCGAACGGCTCAAGGACATGATCATCGCCGTCCTGCGCGAGCGCCATGACAGCGCCGCCTGGACCGCGGTGCTGGCGGAGGCGCGGGCGCGGCTCGAGCGGGAGGAGGCGTGCTGATGGCCGAGCTTCCCGAACCCCCGACGCCGACCCTCTCCGCGATCTACGCCTCCTACGAGGCCCGGCAGGGCGACGGCTTCCGCGAACACCTCGGCGCCTCGCTGATCGGCAAGTCCTGCGCCCGTGCGCTCTGGTACGACTTCCGCTGGGCGACGCCGGCGCGGCACACCGGCCGCATCCTGCGGCTGTTCGAGACCGGGCAGCTGGAGGAGGCCCGGCTCGTCCGCGACCTGCGCGCCACCGGCGCGACGGTTCTGGAGGTCGATCCCGAGACCGGGCGGCAGTTCCGCGTCGAGGCCCATGGCGGGCATTTCGGCGGCTCGCTCGACGCCGTTGCACTCGGCCTGCTCGAAGCGCCGAAGACCTGGCACGTCGTCGAGTTCAAGACGCATTCCGCGAAGAGCTTTGCCGAGCTGATCGCCAAGGGTGTCGCGCTCGCCAAGCCCCAGCACGCCGCGCAGATGCAGGTCTACATGCACCTGACCGGCATCGCGCGGGCGCTCTACGTCGCGGTCTGCAAGGACACCGACGCGCTGCACATCGAGCGCGTCCCGGCCGACCCCGATATGGGTGAGCGCCTGCTGGAAAAGGCGCGACGGATCATCTTCGCCCAGCACCCGCCCGAGCGGATCAGCGCGGACCCCGCCTGGTTCGAGTGCCGGTTCTGCGACCACCACGGGCTCTGCCACGGAGAGGAGGCCGCGGCCGTCACCTGCCGGTCCTGCCTGCATTCCACGCCTGTCGAGGGTGGTTGGCAGTGCGCGCGCCACGACCGGCTGCTCGACCCTTCCGACCAGCGCCGCGCCTGCCCCCGGCACCTGTTCATCCCCGATCTCGTCCCCGGCGAGGTGACCGACGCAGGCGAGGACTTCGTCTCCTACCGCATGCGCGACGGCTCGGCCTGGACCAACGACGCCCGCGAAGAGGAGGCCGCCGCATGCTGACCCTGCGCCCCTACCAGCAGGCCGCGATCGCCTCGATCTACGGCTATTTCGAGAAGGAGAGCGGCAACCCGCTCGTCGTGATCCCCACGGCCGGCGGCAAGAGCCTCGTAATGGCGGCCTTCATCGACGGCGTGCTCAAGGCCTGGCCCGACCAGCGCGTGCTCGTCGTCACCCATGTGCGCGAGCTGATCGCGCAGAACCATGCCGAGATGCTTGGGCTCTGGCCCGAGGCGCCGGCGGGCATCTACTCGGCCGGGCTCGGCCGTCGCGATGCGCGGGCCCGGATCCTCTTCGCCGGGGTCCAGTCGATCCACGACAAGGCGACGCGCATCGGCCATGCCGATCTCGTGCTGATCGACGAGGCCCATCTGATCCCCGGCCGGTCGAACACCATGTATCGCCGCTTCCTCAACGATCTGCAGTCGATCAACCCCGCGCTCAAGGTGATCGGGCTGACGGCGACGCCCTTCCGGCTCGACAGCGGCATGCTGCACGAGGGCGAGAATGCGCTATTCACCGACATCGCCTACGAGGTGTCGGTCCGCGACCTGATCGATCAGGGCTATCTCTCCCCGCTCATCTCGAAGCAGACCAAGACCCGCCTCGACGTGACGGGCGTGGGATCGCGGGGTGGCGAGTTCATCGCGCGCGACCTCGAGGACGCGGTCGACCAGGACGCCATAACACGCGCGGCCGTGGCCGAAGTGATCGCCCATGGCGAAACGCGCCGGTCCTGGCTCGCCTTCTGTTCCGGCGTGCGCCACGCCACCCATGTCGCCGAGGAGTTCCGCCGCTGCGGGGTCAGCTGCGCGACGATCTTCGGCAAGACGCCGAAGGACAAGCGTGACGCGATCATCGCCGCCTTCAAGCGCGGCGAGATCAGGGCGCTGGCCTCGATGGGCGTACTGACGACGGGCTTCAACGCGCCGGCCGTGGACCTGATCGCGATGCTGCGGCCCACCAAGTCGGCCGGGCTCTATGTCCAGATGGCCGGACGGGGCACGCGGCTTTCCGAGGGCAAGGAGAACTGCCTCGTCCTCGATTTCGCGGGGAATGTCCGCCGGCATGGCCCCATCGATCTGGTGCGGCCGAAGCGGCCGGGCGGTCCGGGCGACGGGCCGCCGCCTACGAAGATCTGCCCCGAATGCGGGACCATCGTGGCCATCGCCGCTCTCGAGTGTCCCGGCTGCGGCTTCGAGTTCCCCGGTCGCGAGGTGAAGCTCGAGCCGACCGCCTCGACGCTGGAGGTGCTGTCGACCGGCAAGCCGCAATGGGTCGGCGTCACCGACGTCACCTACAGCCGCCACGAGAAGCGCGGCGGGCGGGTCTCGCTGAAGGTCACCTACCGCTGCGGTCTGGCCTTCCACACGGAATGGGTCTGCTTCGAGCACGAGGGCTATCCGCGCCGGAAGGCCGCGAGCTGGTGGCGCGAGCGGGCGCCCGAGTTGGAGGTGCCCGAGTCCGTCGACGAGGCCCTCATCCTGGCGGACGAGCTGCGTCGTCCCACCGAGATTGCCGTCCGCCCCGCGGGCCGCTTTACCGAAATCACCGCCTACAGGTTCGCCCCATGCCTTACTTCCGTGCCGGGATCTGCGCCGTCTGCCATCGAGAACCCCGCGGCTGGGGCTGGTTCGACGCGCGCTTCCGCGTCGCCGACTCGCGGCGCGACACGAGCCGCAGAGACCTCTGCAGCCGGGCTTGCCAGGACATCTGTCACCGGAGGTCGGGCATGATCGATCCGACCCCCAATGAGACGGCGGCCATGGTCGAGGGCGGCAAGGCTGGCGGCGCCTATCTAGACAGCCTCGGCCGGACCGATCTCGCCCTGCTGAGCGAGGAGGAGTGGGACACCTTCGTCGAGGTGATCGTCACCGGCTACTGTGATCATCTGCGCGACCTCGCGGCGAAGGACCGCGCGCGGCTCGATGGCATGATCCCGGAGGTGCCCTTCTGATGGCGAACACCTCGTGGATGGCGCGCGTCGGCGCGCGTCTCGTGACCAACGGCTACGCGATCCTGCCGATCGCGCCCGGCACCAAGAAGCCCGGCCAGTTCGCTCGCGCGGCCTGGCATGACTATCCGCAGTGGAACCGGCATGCGAGCCGCGCCACGACCGAGTTCGAGGTCGCGACGTGGTCGACCTGGCCCGACTGCGGGGTCGGGATCGTCAGCGGTGCGGTCGCAGCACTCGACATCGACATCGCCGAGGACGGTGAGCTGGCGCTGCACATCGAACGCTTGGCCCGCGAACGGCTGGGCGATACGCCGGCGCTCAGGATCGGCAAGGCACCGAAGCGGCTGCTGGTCTATCGCACGCGAGAGCCCTTCGCCGGGATCCGGCGCGCGCCGCTCGAGGTTCTGTGCCTCGGACAGCAGTTCGTGGCCTATGCCAAGCATCCCGATACCGGCCAGCCCTATGCCTGGCCGGACGAGGGCCTCGCGGATCTCGACATCGAGAGCCTGCCCGAAATCGACGCCGAACAGGCAGCGGCCTTCCTCGACGAGGCGTTGGCGCTGATCCCGCCCGAGCTGCGCCCGAAGAGCCTCGGTGCGAAGGGCGCGAACGGGGCCGGGAATCCGTGTCTGCCGGGCCATGCGCAGGCCGGTACGCTAGAAGCGATCCGGAGCGCGCTCGCCTGGTTGCCGAACGCCGAGCTCGACTACGACAGCTGGATGCGCATCGGCATGGCGCTGAAGGGCGCGCTGGGCGAGGAGGGCGCGACGCTCTTCGCCGACTGGTCGGCGCAGGCGGCCAAGAACGACCCGGCCGCGACGGCGAAGGCATGGACGAGCTTCAAGCCCGCGCGGATCGGCGCGGGCACGATCTATCACCTCGCCATGGAGAAGGGCTGGCGTCCCGACCCCGAGCTGCTGCTCGACGGCAGTCAGAAGGTTTGCGCGGCCGACGTGCATCCCGCGGCCGGCCTCCTCGCGCGGCTCGCCCAGTCCGATGCCCCGATGCCGATCCTCGCGCCTGTGCCGTCATTCACGCTGACGATCCCGGGCGGATTGGTCGGCGATCTCGCGCGCTACATGATCGACACGGCGCGAAGGCCGCAGCCGCTTCTCGCGGTGGGCGCGAGCCTCTGCGCCCTCGGCGCGCTGATGGGGCGGCGCTACCGCACGACAACCGACCTGCGCACGAACCTCTACATCGTCGGCATCGCGGACAGTGGCTCGGGCAAGAACCACGCCCGTGAGGTCGTCAACGAGCTGTTCTTCGAGGCCGGACTCGCGCACCACCTGGGCGGCAACAAGATCGCCTCCGGTGCGGGGCTCCTGACCGCGCTCCACCGTCAGCCCGCGATCCTGTTCCAGATCGACGAGTTCGGGATGTTCCTCTCGGCGGCGGCTGACCGCAAGCGCAGCCCGCGCCATGTCACCGAGATCCTCGACAACATGACCGAGCTCTACACCGCGGCCTGCGGGGTCTTCCTGGGCGCGGAATACGCCAACCGGGACGGCTCGAACGAGCGGCGCGACATCGTCCAGCCCTGCCTCTGCGTCTATGGCACGACCACGCCGCTGCATTTCTGGGGGGCGCTGCAGGGCGCCAATGTCGTGGACGGCTCGCTCGCCCGGTTCATCATCCTGCCGAGCGAGGAGGACTATCCGGACGAGAACCGCCGTGCCGGGCTGCGCACGTCGCCGCGACCGCTGATCGAGGGGCTGCAGCGGCTCGCCGAAGGCGGCGGCCGGGCGAGCGGCAACCTGGCCGGCAAGACCTCCGGGCCCGAGACCGCGGTCGATCCCATGACCGTGCCGATGGACGACGCCGCGCAGGCGCGCTTCGACGCGCTCGGCGAGGAGATCACCGCCGAACTCAGGGCGGCGGCGGGCACGTTCCAGACGCCGATCCTCGCCCGGATCGCGGAGAACGCCGCCAAGGTCGCGCTCGTCCTCGCCGTGGGGCGCGATGCGGTCCATCCCGTCATCCGGCTCGAGGATGCCGTCTGGGCCATCGACTTCGTGCGCCACTTCGCACGGCGCACCATCGACGCCGTCGAGCGCCATGTCGCCGACACCGAGACCGAAGCGCATCTGAAGCGGGTGCGCGAGATCATCCGCAAGGCCGGGTCGGCAGGCGTCACCAAGTCCGAGCTGACACGCGCCTCGCAATGGCTCCGGGCGCGCGACCGCGACGACATCCTGCTCACGCTGGTCGAGAGCGGCGACATCGCCACGGTCGAGCAGGAGACCGGGGGGCGGAAGGCCATGCGCTTCCGGGCACTGTGGTGAGCGCCGGGACCATGCTTCCTTCAACGGCCCCCATCCTTCATTTGAAGGAAGTTCCCGGCCAAGTCGCCGTCCCGCAACGGAAATCCGGCGCGGCGGACTTCTTTCAATATTTCACGCAAGGACCCTCGCGCGCGTGGATGGGGATGGAAGCCAGACACATACCCCATGAAGTAACTGAAATATTGAAAGAAGAGATTAATACTCATTCTGCCAATGGCTTGCGGCCCCACTTCCTTCAAGCGGACGGGGTGAAGCCATTGAAGGAAGCGCTGGGCGCTCCCGGCAACGACAACGTGACCCTGACCAGACCTCGCGATCCCGGTCCGGGCGTGCTTGCTGCCCTCATCAGGCAGCCGTACCGCCCCGGCCTCTCACTCGAAGAGGAGGTCGTCATGGACCGCTCCCCACACATCGCCCCGGCGCCTCTCACGGCTGCCGGCACTCTCGACCGCTGCATTCTCGCGCTGGATCTCGGCACCAGCACCGGCTGGGCGTTGCGCTCGGCCGAAGGGCTGATCACCAGCGGGACCGCGAGCTTCCGCCCCGGCCGCTATGACGGCGGCGGCATGCGCTACCTGCGCTTCACGATCTGGCTCACCGAGATCGACCGGCTGTCGGGGCCGATCGCGGCGATCTGGTTCGAGGAGGTCCGCCGCCACGCCGGAACCGACGCGGCCCATGTGTATGGCGGACTGATGGCCACGCTGACCGCATGGGCGGAACTGCGGGGCGTGCCCTATGCCGGCGTTCCCGTCGGCACGATCAAGCGCCACGCCACCGGCAAGGGTAACGCGCCGAAGGAAGCGATGATCGCAGCCGCGCGGGCCCGGGGCTTCAGCCCCGCCGACGACAACGAGGCTGACGCCATTGCGCTGCTGCTCTGGGCGATCGAGACGAACGGGGGTGTCGCATGAGGTGGCATCCTAAAGGCTACGGCGGCCAGCGCCGGGATCCGGACCAGGTGAAGCGCGACGGCTGGCGCGAGCAGGGTGTGCTCGCCGTCTCGCTCGAGGACGCGCGGCTGACCTGGCCGGAACGCGAACTCGTCCGCCAGCTCGGCGAAAAGCTCTACGGGCCGCGCCCCTCCGACGAGGGAGGGCGCCATGGATAAGTGGACCCCGTCCCTCGTCGAGGCCCGTCTCGCCGAGGCGGCGTTCGTGCTCAAGCGCCTGCCTGAGCCGCGACGGCAGGGCTACTTCAGCACGTGGCCCGAGATCATCCATTCCTTCGCCGACAAGGTCGGCCAGGAGCCGAAGCCCATGCGGGTGCTGCCCTCGCCGCAGGCGATCAGCCGGATGGAGGAGACGCTGACCTGGACTGCCTGCCTCGACCCCGTCGACGGCAAGATCGTCTGGATGCGCGCCCATGGTGAGCGGTGGAAGACCATCTGCTGGACGGTCGGGCTGCAGCGCTCGGCCGCCCATCAGCACTGGCTCTACGGGCTCTGCGTCATCTCGCTGAAGCTCAACCGGCGTCGGTTCAACCGCAACCTGCCGAAGCGGCGCGTGATCGAACTGGCCGGTGGCTCGTAATGCTGCGCGCCAGAGGGGAAGGTGTGCGGCGGACAGTTTTCGACGGGACAGAAAACCGGTTCAGGGGCTAGGTTCGGGATAAGCTCGGGAGAGGCGCGCGCGGCGCGGTCCCGAACGAAACCATCCTTTCGTCGGCGGGGTCCGCTAAGAAAGGAAAGGCGCTAATCCTTTCCTTGCGGACCGCTGTCCGCCCCACCACGCCCCTCGGCCGAGTTCGCGGTTCCTTCCGCGCGACCTGCGTATGCTGGCGGGCTTGGCTCGGCATTTCGCCAGCGTCAGGGCCGGATTTTTGGGAAGCCACCCGGAAGCCGGAGCCACCCGCCACCCACGCGAACCCCAATGAACGCTGGCCTCTGGGCCGGATACCCCGGACACCGCCGGACCCCGCGTGGAGTCCAGCTTGGCATCCGGAATCCGGAGTCCGGCCGGCATCCACCTCATCGACGGAAACCACCCGCCCATGACGCTGAACTTCGCCCCCGAGCGGATCGAGATGTGGCCGCTGGCCAAGCTCCAGCCCTACGCGAAGAACGCGAAGGTGCACGGGGCCGACCAGGTCGCGAAGATCGCCGCCAGCATGGCCGAGTTCGGCTGGACCATGCCGTGCCTCGTCGGCGAGGACGGCGAGCTGATCGCGGGCCATGGCCGCGTTCTGGCCGCGACGCAGCTCGGGCTGACCGAAGCGCCGGTGATCGTGCTGGGGCATCTGACCGAAGCGCAACGCCGGGCGTATCGGATCGCGGACAACAAGCTCACGGAACTCGGCAGCTGGGACGAGGCGCTGCTCTCGGCCGAGCTGCAGGACCTGCTGGCGGACGACTACGACCTGTCGCTCGTGGGCTTCTCCGATGGCGAACTCGACAAGCTGCTGGCCTTCGATCCGGACGGGGGCGGTGAAGAAGAAGGTGGCGCCGGGGGCTCCGTGCCTCCGGTGACCATCCCGGAACCGCCGCGCAACCCGGCGTCGCGGACGGGCGATCTCTGGGTCCTCGGCGACCACCGGCTGCTCTGCGGGGACTCGACCAGCGAGACGGATGTCCGCCGCCTGATGAATGGCGAGCGCGCGATCCTGTTCGCCACCGACCCGCCGTATCTCGTCGACTACGACGGTTCGAACCATCCGACACGCAACAAGGATTGGAGCCAGAGCTACGGCGTCACCTGGGACGACAGTTCGCAGGGAGCAGAGCTCTACGACGGTTTCATCGCCGCCGCCGTGGCCGAGGCAATCACCGAGGATGCCGCCTGGTACTGCTGGCACGCGTCCCGCCGCCAGGCGATGCTGGAGGCCTGTTGGGAGAAGGCGGGGGCTTTTGTCCACCAGCAGATCATCTGGGTGAAGGATCGCGGAGTTCTGACCCGCTCGCACTACCTCTGGAAGCACGAGCCCTGCTTCATGGGCTGGCGCCGCCCAAACCGCCCGCCCAAGGTCGCCGAGGAAACGCTGCCGTCGACATGGGAGATGCCCAGCTTCGCCAAGGACGACCGTCCCGACCATCCGACGCCGAAGCCGCTCGACGCCTTCGGCATCCCGATGCGCCAGCACGTCGCCCGCGGTGGGCTCTGCTACGAGCCGTTCTCGGGCTCCGGCTCGCAGATCATGGCGGGCGAAGCCAACGGCCGCCGCGTCTTCGCGATGGAAATCAGCCCGGCCTACATCGACGTCGCCGTGGAACGCTGGCAGGCCGAGACCGGCCGCGACGCGATCCTCGACGGCGGCGGCCGGACCTTCGCCGAGGTGAAGGCCGAGCGGCTGGGCGAGTCCCCGGCCGCGGCCGAGGGGGCCCACGCGGCCTGACGACGTGGATGGCGTGGCTCTACCTTCCTCCGGCCTGCCTGCCGGAGCCGGCGACGCGTGCCTGTTCGGCCTCTCGCTCTGTTCCGGCGCCGGCGGGCTCGACCTCGGACTGCACCTCGCATGCCCCGGATATCGCACTGTGGGTCATGTCGAGCGGGACGCCTACGCCGCGGCCGTCCTCGTGGCGCGGATGGAAGACGCGGCCCTGGATCCGGCTCCTGTCTGGGACGACGTTGCCACCTTCGGCGGCCGCCCTTGGCGCGGCGCGGTGGACATCGTCACTGCGGGCTATCCGTGCCAGCCGTTCTCCGTCGCGGGCAAGCGCAGAGGCGCGGACGACCCGCGCCACCTCTGGCCGCATGTCGCCCGGATCGTCGGCGAAATCGAGCCGCCCTTCGTCTTCCTCGAGAACGTCGCCCATCATCTCCGCCTCGGTTTCCCCGAAGTCGCCGGAGGACTGGTCGGCATGGGCTACCGCCTTGCGGCAGGCCTCTTCACGGCGGCGGAAGTCGGCGCGCCCCATCGGCGCGAGCGGCTGTTCATCCTCGCCCACCGCGAGCGCGACTACCTGGCCGACCCCGCGCGCCTGCTCCGGCACCCGGTCGAGTGGCGGGAACCGGACGGAACTGCTACGGCTCTGGCCGACGCCGCTGGCGGGCGACAGCAAGGGAACGCGGAACCGGACGAGCAATCGCGGCGAGACGGCGCGCCCGCGCAACGACGGGACGACGCTCTGCGATGCGACGCGTCTCTGGATGACGCCGACGGCGCGCGATCACAAGGACGGGGCGACGAGCCTCGCGAACACGCCGGTGAACGGGCTGCTTGGCCGCCAGGTCCTGGTGACGCCGACGGCTGGCGGGAATTCCTGCGACACGCCCCGGACCTTGAACCCGCTGTTCGTCGAGGCGCTGATGGGCTGGCCCACCGGGTGGACCGGCTTCGGCTCTGTGGCAACGGCGTGGTGCCGCTGGTCGCGGCGCATGCGCTCCGAACTCTCGCAGCTCAATTGCTGGCCGATGGATAAGGGGGCGGCGTGAAGACTTGGACGATTCACGAGGCTGCGGACGCCTTGTTGATGACGACTGGCGAGCTGAGCCAGTGGATCTCGCGTGGTCACTACCGGCCCTCCGAGGAGGTCCGACCCGGTCAGCGCCGGCGGTTCGATTGGCGCGATCTCGCGTGCCTCGCGGTCATGGGCGCGCTTCGGCCGCACTGTCTGTCGATCAACGCGATGGGTCTGATGACCGGCGACCTTCGCGAAGACCTCGCCACGATGGACCGGATCCCCGATCGCCCGAGTCTGTTCTTCTTTGCCGCGAACTGGACCAAGGGCAGACACAGACAGACGGTTGGACTGGTTCCCGAAAAGGATCTCTGCACGGTGCTGAGGAGCCATCCCGAGTCCGTGATCGTCGTCGATGTCACGGCCGTTTACCGAGCGGCTCTCGCGAGGCTCCCTTCTGCGGTCGCCGCGGGAGGCGCTGCAGCATGAAACAGAGCCGCTTCATGTCGATGGTCGAGGCCGCGACGAATGTCGTCGTCGGCTACGTTCTGGCCATCGCAACGCAGATCGTCGTCTTCCCATGGTTCGGGATCGAGACGGGTCTTGCCGAGCACATGACCATCGGTCTCGCCTTTGTCGGCGTCTCGCTGGCCCGCGGCTATCTGCTGCGGCGGCTGTTCGAGCGCCTGCGCGGCTGGTGACCGTTGCGCTGGCGGGCGCTCGGTCGCGCTGGTAGCCTTGGGCCATGTCCGAAGGCTGGCAGCATATCGAGATTAACGATCATGGGACCATGGTCGTCCTGCGTCCGATTTCGGACGAGGGGCGCGGCTGGTTCGAGGAGCATGTGGGCGAGCCGGAGCCGGGCGGAATCTACACCTGCGAGCCTCGCATGGCGCAGGACATCCTGCAGGCCGCCGCGCGTGACCTGCTGTCATGGCAATGAGACACCGCCGCCCCATGCGGGACGGCGGCATCGGGTCCGTCGTGGTGTGCGGCGTCAGTCGTCAACGATCATGTAGGTCCTGCCGCGCCCCTCGATCTTTTCGGAGGTGATCGTCAGGCCCAGCTTCTTCTTGAGTGCGCCGGACATGGCGCCTCTCACTGTGTGAGCCTGCCATCCCGTGGCGTCGACGATCTCGTCGATGGTCGCGCCGCCCTCGGCGCGGAGCATCTCGATCAGCGTCTCCTGCTTGGTGCCCTTGCGGCGCTGGACCGGGGCAGGCGGCGTTTCCGCCGGCGGCATCTCATCCTGCTCGTCCGTGATCCCGAGGGTGCTGTAGGCGAGAGGGGTGGCGCGCAGCGTGATCGGGCCGCGCTCCTCGTCGTGCCGCCAGACCGTGTTGAGATCCGTGGCGGCGATTTCCTCGATCAGGCCCTGCTTGAGAAGGCTCTTGCAGACGTTGCCGACGGCGCCGCCCTTGAGGCTGGCGGTGACGGGGAAGATGGCTCCGTCCTCGCGCGCGCAGGCGGTGGACAGAATGACGGCTTGGGCGTCTGAAAGCTGGATCTGGGCCATGGGATCGTCTCCGTATTCGGGCCCGCGACATGCGGCGCCTTCTACGACCCCGAGCCGCGCAGGGCGCGCGGCGGGAGTTCCGGCTGGGCCGGAGATCAGCGGGCGTGTTCGCCCTCGCCAAAGGCGCTGTCGGTGATGCGCTTGAGGAGGCTGGCGTAGTGTTCGAGGGTGCCGACCATCGCCCAGCCCACCTCGTCGGGATGGCAGTTGAAATGGTCGTCGCTGAGCGCCTGCAGGCGGGCGAGCATCTCGTCGATCTCGGCCTTCTTGCCGATGAAGGCGTTCAGGGCCGCTTCCCTGTTCCGGCGCGCCTTCTCGGCGCGGAGTTCGTGGCGGGGGGTGGTGATCGGGTTCGGGCGGGTGGTCATCGTGGTGGCTCCGGGTGAGTTGCATCATCCTTGTGGGATCGAAGTTCGCTCTGTCCGCGAGGCTTATCAACTCGATAAGCACCTGACTTTGAATGATAACCGGGGTTGGCGATGCAGGGCATGAGCGAGCGCCAGTACGCCGCCCGTGTCGGGCTGTCGCGCGGCGCGATCCAGAAGGCGAAACGGGCCGGACGGCTTGTGCTCTTCCCCGATGACTCCATCGACGCCGAAGCTTCAGACCGGCGACGTGCCGAGACGACTGATCTGTCAAAGAGCAGACCGAAGGCCGCAGGCCGTCCAGGCGGAATGAAGCCGGTGCCGGCGGCGGTCATTGCGTCTGCCAACGAGACGCTGCGCGAGAACGGGGTCACCGTTCCGGAGGTCGGTGAAGCCGGCGCCTACATGAAGGCCAAGACCTTCAACGAGATCATGAAGGCTCAGGAGCGCAAGCTCGGGCTCCAGATCAAGAGGGGCGAGTTGGTCGACCGCAACCGCGCAATCTCGCTGGTCTTCCGGCTCGCGCGCGAGGAACGCGACGCGTGGGTCAACTGGCCGGCGCGGGTGGCTGCGCTGATGGCGGCGGAGTTGGGAACGGAGACGGCGGCCATGCAGAAGGTTCTGGAGGCCCATGTCCGCGCCCATCTCGAGGAACTCGCCCAGCCCCGGATCGCACTCTGATGGCAACGCCTCAAGCAGCGAAGCGATAGACGAGAATATCTCGCAGTTCGACGGGGCGGAGGCGCTGCTCCGGGCCTGGGGCCGCGGGCTCACGCCCGATCCCTGGCTGACCGTCTCGGAATGGTCGGACACGCATCGTTGGCTGAGCTCGCGCGCGAGCGCCGAGCCCGGCCGGTACCGGACCGAGCGCACGCCCTACATGCGGGCGATCATGGACGCGCTCTCGCCCGGCGACCCAACGCAACGGGTGGTGTTCATGAAGGCTGCGCAGGTGGGCGCGACGGAGGCCGGCAACAACTGGATCGGTTTCGTGATCCACCATGCGCCGGGGCCGATGCTGGCCGTCCAGCCGACGGTGGAGCTGGCCAAGCGCAACTCGCGCCAGCGGATCGACCCGCTGATCGAGGAGAGTCCGGCGCTGAAGGAACGCGTCCGCCCGGCGCGGGCGCGCGACAGCGGCAACACGCAGCTGTCGAAGGACTTCCCGGGCGGCGTGCTGGTGATGACCGGCGCGAACTCGGCCGTCGGCCTGCGCTCGATGCCGGCGCGCTACGTATTTCTCGACGAGGTCGACGCCTATCCGGCCTCGGCCGACGAGGAAGGCGATCCGGTCGGGCTCGCCGAAGCGCGCTCGCTGACCTTCGCGCATCGGCGGAAGGTGTTCCTGGTCTCGACGCCGACGATCCGCGGGGTCAGCCGGATCGAGCGGGAATACGAGGCGAGCGACCAGCGCCGCTTCTTCGTGCCGTGCCCGCATTGCGCCGCGATGCAGTGGCTGCGGTTCGAGCGGCTGCGCTGGGAGAAGGGCAAACCGGAGACGGCGGCGTACCATTGCGATGCCTGCGACGAGCGGATCGAGGAGCACCACAAGCCGGCGATGCTGGCTGCGGGCGAATGGCGGGCCACCGCCGAGGCCCGCGACGCGCGGACGGTGGGGTTTCATCTCTCGGCGCTCTATTCGCCGTCGGGGTGGAAGAGCTGGGCCGACATCGCGCGGGACAAGGAGACCGCGGCGGGGTCCGACGAGGCCGAGCGGGTGTTCCGCAACACCGTGCTCGGCGAGACCTGGATGGAGACCGGCGAGGCGCCCGACTGGCAACGGCTGGCGGACCGGCGCGAGGCGTGGGCTCCAGGCACGGTGCCCGAGCGGGGGCTGTTCCTGACCGCGGGCGCCGACGTGCAGAAGGACCGGATCGAGGTCGATGTCTGGGCTTGGGGCCGGGGTCTGGAAAGCTGGCTCGTCGACCACCTCGTGCTTGAGGGCGGGCCCGGCGATCCGGTCTGCTGGCAGCAGCTAACCGACCTGCTGGGTCGGACGTGGACGCGTGTCTCGGGTCAGCCCATGGCGCTTGCCCGGCTCGCGATCGACACGGGCTACGAGACCAGCGCGGTCTATGGCTGGTCCCGCCAGGTTGGCTTCGCGCAGGTGGCGCCCGTGAAGGGCGTCGAGGGGTTTACCCGGACGAGCCCGGTGACGGGACCGACCTATGTCGATGCAACCGTCGCGGGCAAGCGGCTGCGGCGCGGTGCCCGGCTCTGGACCGTGGCCACCTCGACCTTCAAGGCCGAGACCTACCGCTTCCTGCGGCTGGCCCGGCCGACGGCGGAAGAGCAGGAGGAAGGTGCTTCGTTCCCGCCCGGCATAGTGCATCTGCCCGGCTGGGCCGACACCGAGTGGATCCGGCAGTTGACGGCCGAACAGCTGGTGACGGTCCGCAACCGCCGCGGCTTCGCGAAGCTCGAATGGCAGAAGCTCCGCGAGCGCAACGAGGCGCTGGACTGCCGGGTCTACGCCCGCGCCGCCGCCTGGATCGCGGGCGTGGATCGCTGGCCCGAGGCGCGGTGGGCCGATCTGGAAGCGCAGCTCGGGGTGGCGAAGCAGGACGGATCCGAAGCCGGTCCGGCAACGGCGCCGGCCGTCCCGACACGAACGATGCAGCGCCGGCGCACGGTGCGCTCGAACTACATGAGGTGATCAATGGCCACGGCCGCAGAGCTCCGCGCCCGGCGCGACGCCCTGACCGCGCAGCGGTCCTCGGGCGTGGCGCGGGTCAGCTATGACGGCAAGACCGTGGACTATCGCAGCGTCGCCGAGATCGACCGGGCCATGGAGGCGCTGGACCGCGAGATCGCAACGGCCGAGGGGCGCCGGATCGTCCGGCAGCTGCGCGTGACGACGGCCAAGGGGCTCTGATCGATGGGCCTCTTGGACCGTTTCCGCCGCCGGTCGGCCGGCGGCCCCGCGTCCTCCGGGCTGTCGCGGCTCCCCCAGAGCCACGGTCCCTCCGGACTGCGCGCCCGCCTCGAAGGTGCGATGGCGAAGCGCCGGCTGCGCGGGTGGAACCCGCCGCTCGAGAACATCAACGCGCTGGTCGCCTCCGGTGGCCCGCGTCTGCTCGCGCGATCGCGCGAGTTGGTGGTAACCAACGGCTATGCCGCCAATGCCTGCGAGGCCTTCGCGGCGAACCTTGTCGGGGACGGGATCAAGCCGTCCTCGCTCATCGGATACGCGGATCTCCGCGAACGGGTTCAGCGGCTCTGGCTCGCCTGGACCGACGAGGCCGATGCGGACGGGCTGACCGACTTCTACGGCCTGCAGGCCATGGTCGCGCGCGAGATGTTCGTCGCCGGCGAATGCTTCGTCCGGCTGCGCCCGCGCCGGGCCGAGGACGGGCTGCTGGTGCCGCTGCAGCTGCAGCTTCTCCAGTCGGAAATGCTGCCCTTCGAGAAGACCGAAGCCGCGGCCAACGGCAACCGCATCCGCTGCGGGATCGAGTTCGATGCGATCGGCCGGCGCGTGGCCTACCACTTCCGCCGCCGCCACCCGGGCGACAGCACCGATCAGGGGGCGGTCATCCCGGAGACGGTGCGCGTGCCGGCAGGCGATGTGCTGCACATCTACCGCCCCATCGACGCGGGCCAGATCCGGGGGCTGCCGCATATCGCGCCGGCGATGGTGCGGCTGTTCCTGCTCGACCAGTATGACGACGCCGAGCTCGACCGGAAGAAGACCGCGGCGATGTTCGCCGGCTTCATCACCAAGACGGCGCCGGAAGAACCCATGATTGGCGAGGCAGAGGCCGATCTGGACGGGGCTGCCATCGCGAGCCTCGAGCCCGGCACGATGCAGGTGCTGCTGCCGGGCGAGGACGTGAAGTTCTCGTCGCCGGCCGATGTCGGCGGCGGCTACGAAGCGTTCCAGTACCGGACGCTGCTGGCGGTCTCGGCCTCGCTGGGGCTGCCGTATCACCTCGTCACCGGGGATGTGCGGCAGGCGAACTACTCGTCTCTGCGCGCCGAACTCGTCGAGTTCCGCCGCCGCATCGGCCAGCTGCAGCATGGCGTGATCGTGCACCAGTTCTGCCGCGCGGTCTGGCAGCGCTGGCTGGAAACGGCGGTGCTCTCGGGCGCGCTCGATGCCGATCCCGCGACGGTGCGGCCGGTGCAATGGATCCCGCCGCGCTGGGACTGGGTCGATCCGCTGAAGGACATCCAGGCGCAGGTGCTGGCAATGGAGGCCGGCATCACCTCGCGGCGCAAGGTGGTCGAGGCGACCGGCTACGACATCGAGGAAGTGGACCGCGAGAATGCCGCGGACGCCGCCCGTGCCGCGGAGCTGGGCCTGCGCTACCGCACGAACCCCGGCGAGACGCAAGGCGCCCGTGCGAAGCCGGCGACGCGTGCCGAGCCCGGCAATGGCGCCGGCAACGATACGGACGACGGCGCCGCGGCGACCGATCCGGCCACCGAACAGGAGTGACGACATGGCAAGCTGGTATGCGATCCGCGCCCGGGGGACCGGTGCGGAAGTGGCGATCTATGACGAGATCGGCGCCTACGGGGTCTCGGCGAAGGGTTTTCTCGCCGAACTGGGCGCGCTGCCTGAGGGCACGCCCATCGATCTGCGGCTGAACAGCCCCGGCGGCTCGGTCTTCGATGCGGTCGCGATCCACAATGCGATCAAGCGCCACGAGGGCACGGTCACGGTCTGGATCGACGGCATCGCCGCCTCGGCCGCCTCCTACATCGCAATGGCGGGCGACGAGATCGTCATGCCCGAGAACGCCTTCCTGATGATCCACGATCCGGCGGGCCTCGTGATGGGCACGGCCGAGGACATGCGTGCCATGGCCGAGGCGCTCGACAAGGTGAAGGGCAGCCTCGTTTCCGGCTACGCCGCGAAATCCGGCCGGACGCCGGAGGAGGTCTCCGCGCTGATGGCCGCCGAGACCTGGTTCGACGCCGCGGACGCGGTGGCGCAGGGCTTCGCTGACCGGCTGATCGAGCCTGTCCGGATCGCCGCGAACTTCGACATCGGGCGCTTCCGCAACGCGCCGCCGGTGCTGGTCGAGGCTATCGAAGCGGACGAGGAGACCGACGGCGACGCTGAAGGCGATCAGCTGTCTGGTGCCGACGACGAGCAGGATGCCGCCCCCGGCGCGCCTCAGCCACCAGCCAATTCGCCGCCGCCGAGCGGCGCGCCGCCGGACCCCGCCACGATCCGCGCAGAGGCCATCGGCCACGCCCGGGCCGTCATCGATCTCTGCCGCCTTGCGGGCCAGCCGCAGATGGCAGGTCGCTTCCTCGAACAGGACGCGAGCCTCGACGAGGTGCGCGCGGCACTCCTGGCCGCGAAGGCCGAAGCCGAGCCCGAGATCGCGCCCCATCACCCGCAGCCCGGCCGGTCCTCGGCCGCGCGCCCCTGGGGCGAGATCGTCGCCCGCACCTTCAAGCTGAAAGGATGACACCATGACCACGCTCGTCGAAGGCACGCACCCCGGCGGCTTCCTCGTCTGGGAAGCCTTCCGCGACTACACCCGCGAGACGATCACCGTCGCCGCCGGCACGCTCGAGCCCGGCACCGTGCTCGGCAAGATCACCGCCTCGGGCAAGTACGCCGCCCACGATCCGGCCGCCGTCGACGGCACCGAGACCGTCGTCGCCGTGCTCTGGGGCAAGGCGGATGCGTCCGGTGGCGATGCGCCGGCCGTCGCTCTCGTCCGCGGCCCCGCAATCGTCAACCGCCACGACCTCGTCTTCGCCGGCACGCCCAGCGAGGGGGAGACCGCGGCCGCCCACACGGCGCTCCTCGCCGCGGGCATCCTCGTCCGCTGACCCAATTCCCTTATTCACGCGCGCCCGGACGCAAAACCGGCGTCCACTTTTGCCTGGCGCGCTCACGACAGGAGGCATCCTCATGGCCACCATGGACATCTTCGAAGGCGATGCCTTCACCATCGTCGAGCTCACCCGTGCGCTCGAGAACATTCCCTTCAAGCCGGCACTGCTCTCGGGCTCGAACCTCTTCAGCCCGCGCGGCGTGCGTTCCCGCACCGTCGTGATCGAAAGCCGCGACGGCACGCTCTCGCTGATCCCGTTCTCGGAGCGTGGTTCGGCTTACGAGCAGCAGGTGCCCGACCGCCGAGAGATGCGTGCCTTCGTCTGCCGCCAGTTCAAGAAGCAGGACGTGCTCTGGGCCTCGGAGATCCAGTCCGTCCGCGACTTCGGATCGGAAAGCGCCACCCAGCAGGTGCAGACCGAGGTGGCCTATCGGCTGCGCAAGCTCCGCCAGGATGCCGAGACGACCTTCGAGTACCACCTCCTGAACGGCATCCAGGGGCTGGTGAAGGACCCGAAGGACCACGCGACGGTCGTGAACTATTTCACTGAGTTCGGCATCACGCCGGCGGCCGAGATCGACTTCGACCTCGACAACGCGAGCCCAGCCTCGGGGGCGCTTCGCAAGCGCTGCCAGGCGCTCATCGAGAGCGTGGAGGACTCGATGGGAGGGCTCTCGGCCGGCGCCGTGCAGGTGCGTGCCGAATGCGGCTCGGCCTTCTTCGCCGATCTCGTGGCCCACAAGGAGGTGCGGGAGACCTATCTCAACACCGCCGCGGCAGCCGATCTTCGCGGTCGCGTGGCGGACGAGGTCAGCTTCGGCGGCATCACCTTCCGGCGCTACCGGGGCGGCGTCGGCTTCACGGTGCCGACCGACAAGGCGTTCTTCTACCCCGAGGGTATCGAGGGGCTCTTCGAGATCTACTACGCGCCAGCCGACACCTTCGAGACGGTGAACACGCTGGGCCAGCCGCTCTATGCCCGGACGATCCCCGACCGGGACCGCGACGAATGGGTGCGGCTGGAGATCGAGAGCAACCCGCTCCCGATCTGCACACGGCCGCAGGTGTTGCGCTCGGCACGGCGGACCTGAGTCAGAGCGTGACGCCGTATCGGGCGTGAAGATCGCTGAGATGCCGGACCAGCCAGTCGGCCGGTTCGGTATCCTGCCAGAAGCGCCAGAGTTCGGGATAGCTCATCGCCTCGAACGCCGGCGATGATCCTGCCACGCGCGCCCTGAACTCCTCGATCTCGTCTCGATGGGCCACAAACTCGGGACCGGCGGTTGGGTTCGCGGGCTCCCAGAACAGATAAAGCAGCGTCACCGGTCGGTCGGGGAAGCTGCGTGCCAGTCCGAACGCATGCTTGATAAGCTGCGCAGCGTCGAGCCAGGTGTACTTGTCTGGCCGATCCCGGAGGCGCAGCATCTCGCGAAAGTATCCCTGATCGCGCCGCGTGTCCCTGATCTGCTCCTCGTAGGCGTGCGAGAATTCGGCCCGGTGGGCCGACAAGTGTTCGGTCAGCTTGGACTCGATCCCGACCACGCCGCCGGGGCCCGAAAGCACGACGTCCAGGTTGGGTGCACGGCCGCCGCGGAGTCCGGTGGGGCATTTCCGTTCGAAGCGAAGATCGTCGAAACCGGCACCCATCGGCATGGCGAGGTCGGCGATCCGGCTCCGAAACGGCGCGAAGCAGTTGACCGCCAGCCCTGATGAAGAATGGGCCGCCCGAAACTTGGTTTCCAGCTCGTTGCCGTCGCCCGAAGACAGGTCTGCTTCGAAATCCTTCAGCGTGACCTGCGGAAGCAGGGTGTCGCGAAAATCTGCAACGTAGCCCTTCGGGTCGAGAGATGTGTCCGGGTGCTGGTGAACGAAAGCCTCTGAAAGAGCTTGAACGGCTCGGATCCTCGTCGGGCGTTCTGAATTCGATTCCTGTTTCATGGGAGCAGTATAGCTATGACCAGCGCGTTCGCATCCGCCCTCGACGCGCTCTTCGCGGATGCGCATCTCGCGCGCGACATCGTCTACACAGCGGAGGGCGGCGCGTCCTCGCTGGTCCGGGCGATCCTGCGCCGGCCCGATGACGTTACCGGCTTCGGCGAGGCGCGGATCTGGTCGGAGAGCACCCGGCTCGATCTGCGCCTTTCCGAGGTGGCCAACCCGCGTCCCGGCGACCGCATCGAGATCGACGGCGAGGCCTTCCTCATCCAGGGCGAACCCGTCCGCGACCGCGAGCGGCTGGTCTGGACCGTGGATCTGAGGCCTGCGTGAAACTGAAACTCGACATCACGCCGGACCTCGTCGCCGCCATGGCCGCCGAGGTGAAGGCTGGCGAGAAGGCCGTCACCGCCGCCATGCGCGAGGCCGGGACCGGGCTCAAGACCGCCTGGCGTGGCCAGATCACCGGCGCAGGGCTAGGCCGACGGCTGGCGAACTCGATCCGGAGCCAGACCTATCCCAAGGCCGGCGAGAGCCTGAACGCCGCGGCGCTGGTCTGGTCCAAGGCTCCCGTCATCATCGGCGCCCACGACACCGGCCCGCTGATCCGCTCCAAGGATGGCTTCTGGCTCGCAATCCCGACCGAGGCCGCCGGACGCGGCCTCCGAGGTGCCAAGCTCACCCCCGGCGAATGGGAACGCCGTCGGGGCCTGCGTCTCCGCTTCGTCTACCGCCGCCGCGGCCCGAGCCTTCTGGTCGCCGACCGCGCCCGGATCAACAAACGCGGCCAGGCGGTGGCGTCGCGCGCGAAGACCGGTCGGAACCAGGTAACCGCGCCGATCTTCCTGCTGGTGCCGCAAGTCAAGCTGCCTAAGCGGCTGGATCTCGACCGGGACGCCGAGCGTTCGCTCGACAGCGTGCCCGGGCTGATCGTGGCGAACTGGGTGGAGGTAAGAAGTTGGCTGTAGCGCGCCGTTTCCAGTTCACTATCTCGCAGAGGGGATTGCCAGCCAGCCTTGGAGATAGGCGGCCACTAATGCAGCCACTATACTCGCAGTAGCTGCGATGAGCCATGAGGCGGCGGTCGGGGCAAACCTCGTGAAAAGGCCCGTGGGCTTCTTCCCGAGATAGATCGCTGCGAAGGGAAGGTAGCGGCCATGCAGCCAGTTGATCGCGAAGGTCAGTGAAAGGACGGCGGCCATGAGGATCGCTCGATCCCGGAGGCTGCCGAGGCCGGGCAGGAAAATAATCGCGCCGACTACAAGGAGTTGATTGATTCCGAAGCCCAGCCTCTTGAAGTTCGTCGTATAGCTCCGCTCCAATGGCCGGATGCTACGCTTCAGCTTCTCAAGCATACCCAACACCCAGGCCTCATCGCCGCCTTGGGTCATGGCCATGTTGATCTGGGGGCCGAATTCGACCAAGGCGATCCTGTCCAAGCCATTGCCTTCGGGCTCCCGCACGTAGAGCTTTATTACGGCGGCCCGGTCTGCACTAAAGTTGAGCGTTTTGAAATCGGATAGAAATCGGGATTGCTCCGTGTCCGCCGTTACAGTGACGACTACCTGAGCGTTCTTGAAATCGCGCTGGATCTCGTCAGCTATGGCGGTAATCTGCTGGCGATCCACCTCGATAGCCTGGAAATGGTGGCGGACGGTGTGCAGTTGATCTGGCAGCGTGCAGGGGTCGGCTTCGACGGCTTGGGTTTGGTCATGCGGGAATAGGACGAAGGTTCCGGCGGAGCCGATACTGGTTGCCCACTCGCCGGTGAGCGCTCCCCTCGCGCCCAAGCTCGCAGTCGCGGTGAGTTGACCAAACGCAACTCCTTCGATCTGCGTCTGCGGCTGGCCGGTTAGTGTAAGCTGATTGCCGTCAAAGGAACCGTTAATCGCATAGACCACCACGCCGACGCCCGGCTCGTTGAGATGAAGCGTGCCGTTCAGTGCATCATCATCGCCGTCCAGCTTGGTAAATAGGTTACCTGTGTTTGTACCGTAAACTCGGCCAGCCCAAAGTCGTCCTAACGCCATCTGACCTATCCCCCAGCAGCAAAACACAGTTGTTGGGCCGAGAGCGGCAACCCTAAGCCAAGACCACCCACCAATGCCCTAACTGTCTTTTGGGAAACGCCAAATGGCAACCATTCGTGAGTCGATCCTCGCCGCGCTGCATGCGCGGCTCTCGGCGCTTCCCGCCACCGCCCTGCGCGGGGAGGTGCTGCCCGAGCGTGTGCCGACCGAAGGCCTGCTGATCCTGCGCGATGGCGAGCCGGGCGAGCCCGAGGTGACGCTGTCGCCGCTGCGCTACCACTACCAGCACCGGACCGAGATCGAGGCGGTCGTGCAGGGTTCCGACCGTGATGTCGCTTTCGACACGCTGACCGCCAGCATCGGCACGGCAATTGCGGCCGACCGCACGCTGGGCGGGCTCTGCGACTGGGTCGAGGCCGAAGCGCCGCGCCCGGTCGATCTGCCGGTCGAGGGCGCGGCAAGTCTGAAGGCCACCGTGATCCCGGTGGTGCTGCACTATTCCACGGCCGATCCGCTCGGCTGACCCCGACAACCCGAGGAGAACACCATGGCACGAGCCCAGGGGGCGCGGGCGCAGATGGCGCTTGCGTTCGAGACGACCTATGGCACGCCGCCCGCGAGCGGCTTCACCCGCATGCCCTTCTCCAGCACCTCGCTGGGTGCCGAACAGCCGCTGCTGAACTCGGAACTTCTCGGCTACGGCCGCGATCCGCTGGCGCCGATCAAGGACGCTGTCACGGCGGACGGCGATGTCGTCGTGCCGCTCGACGCCGAGGCCTTCGGCTTCTGGCTGAAGGCGGCCTTCGGCGCCCCCACGACCACGGGTGTGGAAGCCCCGTATAGCCACGAGTTCCAGTCGGGGTCCTGGACGCTGCCCTCTATGTCGATCGAGACCGGCATGCCAGAGGTGCCGCGGTACGCGATGTATTCCGGATGCGTGCTCGACCAGATCACCTGGCAGATGCAGCGCTCCGGCCTCCTGACCGCGACGGCCCGGCTGGTGGCGCAGGGCGAGACGGTGGGCACGACCACCAGCGCCGGAACGCCCACCGCGCTGGACCTGAAGCGGTTCGGGCATTTCAACGGGGCGATCACGCGGAATGGGACTGCACTCGGCAACGTGGTCTCGGCCGAGATCACCTGCGCCAACAACCTCGACCGGATCGAGACCATCCGCTCGGACGGCCGCATCGACGGGGCGGATCCGTCCATCGCGGCGCTCACCGGCCGGATCGAGGTGCGCTTCGCCGACCAGACGCTGGTGACGCAGGCCATCAACGGCGAGGCCTGCGAGATGGAGTTCGCCTACGTCCTGCCCTCGGGCGAAAGCTTCACCTTCGCGGTGCACGCCGTCTACCTGCCGCGTCCACGCATCGAGATCTCCGGGCCGCAGGGTGTGCAGGCGACCTTCGACTGGCAGGCGGCGCGCGACAGCGTGGTCGGCCGGATGTGCACGGCAACCCTGATCAACGACATCGAGGTATACTGAGAATGCTCACGCTCGATCTTACGAACGCGCCGCGCTGGCATGACCTCGCCCCCGGCGTGCGGGTGCAATTGCGACCGCTGACCACCGCGCTGATGGTGGCGACACGCAGCGACCCGGCCGTCGAGGCCGTACCCGAGGAAGCATCCGACGAGGAGCGCGCGGTCGCCTTCGCCAAGGCTCTCGCGCGGCGGGCGGTGCTCGCCTGGGACGGCGTCGGCGACGCGGACGGCAACGCCATCGACCCGAGCCCAGAGGCCATCGACGCGCTGCTCGATGTCTGGCCGATCTTCGAGGCGTTCCAGCTGACCTACGTCTCGAAAGGCCTGCTGCTGGAACAGGAAAAAAACGCCTCCGCGCTCTCGCCGAATGGTCTTTCGGCGGGGGCGAGCGCTACTGCGAAGCCTGCGCGCAAGCCTGCCCGGACTGCCCGGCGCGGCTGAACCGTCTGGAAACGCCGGAGGGTTGGCAGGTCTGGGACCTCGTCGGTCGCCTCGGCGGCCAACTGCGCGTCCTGCCCGGCGCGGTGATCGGCTGGGACATGTCGGTGGCGCTGGCGCTCGGTGACGCGCTCGGCGTGCCGCCGCTCGCCATGGCCGAACTGCTGCCCGTCATCGAAGCGGTGATGGTCGCCAAATTCAACGAACAGATGGATCACTCCCATGGCGGAAAAACGGGTTAGCGTCCGCCTCGCGGCCGTGGGCGGACGGCAGGTGCGCGCCGAGCTGGAAGGTGTCGGCGAAGCCGGGTCGCGCGGCTTCGGACGGCTGAGCCGGGAGATGGAAGCGGCCAACGCCCGGCTGGCGGCGTTTTCTCGTCGTGTCGCTGTGGCTGCCGCTGCTGCCGTGGCAGCCGTTGCCGCCGCCGGCGTGGCGATGATCCGCTCCGGGCTACAGACGGTGGACGCGCAGGCCAAGCTCGCGCAGTCGCTCGGCACCACCGTCGCCTCGATCCAGACGCTCGAGCGCGCGGGCGAACTTGCGGGCGTTTCGATGTCGGGGATCGAGCAGGCCACCAAGGACCTGACGCGTCGTCTCAGCCAAGCGGCGGCCGGGACCGGTCCCGCCGCCGACGCGCTGGACCGGCTGGGGCTCTCGGCCGACGAACTGATCGCCCTGCCGCTGGACCAGCGGGTCGGCGCGATCAACGCCGCCATCGAGAACTTTGTGCCTGCCGCCGAGCGCGCGGCCGTCGCAGGTCAGCTCTTCGGCGAGGAAGGCTCCATTGCCATGTCGCGGATCGACACCGCGACGCTGCGCCAGGCGACCGAGGACATGCTTGCTTTCGGTGTCGTGGTCTCCGAGCAGGACGCCGACCAGATCGAGCGGACGAACGACGCGATCTCCCGGCTCGGGCTGATCTGGCGCGGGCTGTCTAACCAGCTCGCGGTCGCCGCGGCCCCCGCGCTGGAAGCCATCGCCAACGCCATGGCGGCGGTCGCTAGCCGCACCGGACCGCTCGGCATCGCGATCCGCGGCCTCTTCGACAACATCGGCCGCCTGAGCACCTATGCCGCCACCTTCGCCGCCTTCCTCGCGGGACGCTGGGTGGCGGGGATGGCCGCCGCGGCCCTTTCGGTCCGGGGCCTCGCCACCGCGCTCGTCCTTCTGCGCGGCGCGCTGATCCGGACCGGCATCGGGGCGCTGATCGTCGGCGCGGGCGAGCTCGTCTACCAGTTCACGCGCCTCGTCTCCGGCGCGGGCGGCTTCGGCGAGGCCATGTCGCTCCTGAAAGATGTCGCCGTCGAGGTCTGGGAGCGGATCCGCATGGGCGCCGCTGCGGCGGGTGCCGCGGCCACGGCGATGTTCTTCGACCTGAAAGCCGACGCCGCGTCGGGCATGCAGAGCGCCATCGAGAGCGTCGTCGGCTTCGGCAACACCGCCGCGAACACGTTCGAGGGCGCCTACGAAGCGATCAAGGCGATCTGGGGCCTGCTGCCCGCCGCCATCGGCGATCTGGCGTTCCAGGCGGCCAACAGCCTTGTCGACGGCGTCGAGGCGATGCTGAACGGCGTGGTCGCGCGCATCAACGGCTTCATCGGCGGGATCAATCAGGGGCTGGAAGCGCTCGGCTCAGAGCGTCGCATCTCGCTGGTGCCCGACCTCGACCTTGGCGAGATCGAGAACCGCTTCGAAGGGGCGGCCAGTGCTGCCACGACAGCGGCGCATACAGCGTTCGACCGGGCCTTCGAGGACAATCCGCTCACCGCACCCGATCTCGGTCTGACCGAGGCGGCGAACAGGGCGCTCGAGTCCGCGAACCTCTACCGTGGCGCTGCGCGCGATCTGGCGGAAGGGGCCCGCGCGCCGCTGGAAAGCTGGCAGGCCCTGCGCGATGCCGTGGGCGGCACCGATGAGGACGGCGCAGATGCGCTCACCGAGGCTACCGGTGCGGCCGAGCGGCTGGAAACGGCGCTTGGCGATGCCGGGCGCGCAGCAACAGGTGCCGGTGCGGCCGCCGGAGCTGCCGCTGCAGCAGCGGAGCCCGCGACCGAGGCCGCCGTCACGGGCTGGCAGGCGGTCACCGCCGCACTGTCGGACTACGCCAGCAAGGCCCGCGACATCGGCGGCGACGTCGGCCAGAGCCTCGTCGGTGCTTTCCAGTCAGCCGAGAACGCGGTGGGCCAGTTCGTGCGGACCGGCAAGCTGAACTTTCGCGACCTCGTCACCTCGCTGCTCGCCGATCTCGCTCAGCTGGCGGCGCGCCGGTTCATCCTCGGGCCGATCGCCAATGCGCTCTCCGGCGTGTTCTCCGGGGCGGGCGGGATCTTCGCCAGCGTCCTGCATGCGGGCGGGATCGTCGGATCGGCCGGACGCTCGCGCATGGTTCCGGCTATGGCCTTCACAGCTGCACCCCGGATGCATTTGGGCGGTATGGCTGGCCTCCGCCATGACGAGGTGCCCGCGATCCTGCAGCGCGGCGAACGGGTTCTGTCGCGACGCGAAGCGCAGAGCTACGGTGCGGGCGGGGTCAACGTCACCATCATGGCGCGTGACGCCGAGAGCTTTCGCCAATCGCGCACGCAGGTCGCAGCCGACATCGCCCGTGCGGTCTCGCTCGGACGGAGGGGCATGTGATGGCGTTCCACGAGGTCAGGTTTCCCGACAACATCAGTCGCGGCGCGCGGGGCGGGCCGGAACGGCGCACGCAGATCGTCGAACTCGCCTCTGGCGACGAGGAGCGCAACGCCAGCTGGGCCAACTCTCGCCGCCGCTACGATGTCGCTTACGGCATCCGCCGCGCCGACGATCTGGCGGCGGTGGTCGCCTTCTTCGAGGCACGGAACGGCCGTCTCCATGGCTTCCGCTTCAAGGACTGGGCGGATCACAAGTCCTGCCTGCCGTCGCAGACGCCGGCGCCGACCGACCAGCTCATTGGCACCGGCGACGGCGCGACGACCGCCTTCCAGCTGGTGAAGCGCTACGCCTCCGGTACCCAGACCTGGACCCGCACGATCACCAAGCCCGTCGCTGGCACGGTCCGCATCGCGCTCGATGGCGCGGAGCAGCTCGGCGGCTGGACCGTCGACACGACCACCGGCCTGGTGAACTTCGACAGCGCGCCCGCGGCAGGTGTCGTCATCTCCGCTGGCTTCGCCTTCGACGTGCCGGTCCGCTTCGACACCGATGCGCTCGACGTGACGCTCGACCTCGAGCGGCTCGGCTCGATCACCTCCATCCCGCTTCTAGAGATCCGGCGATGAACGACGAAACCCGCTTTATCGCTGCTGTTCTGAAAGAACTTGCCACATCCACCGCCGTGATCCTCGCCGCCTGGGGCGCACTCGGCGGCGCGACGAATGCGCTGACCACGAAGATGCACCTGCGGGATGCGCTCCGGCACATCCTGCTCGGCGGGCTGATCGCGGCCGGCATGGGGAGCCTCTCCATGGCCGTCATCACGAGCTGGATGGGCCTGCCGCCCGAGGCGATCCCCGCGGGCGGGGCGGCGGGCTCGGCCGCCTATCTCGTCGGCGTCTTTGGGCCGGCCTTCATCGAAGTGCTGCTGGCCCGCCTGCGTCGTGCCAAGCGGGGCGACGGCGATGAATGAGATCGTTCGCCTCGCGCGCTCCCTCCGCTGCGACCCGGCCGACCCCAAAGCGGCCTTCGCCCACCGTCTGCGCATCGGCTTCGCCGTCGCGGCGCTGATCCTGATCCTCTCGCTTCTCCGGTAATTTCATGCACATGACCGACCGGGGCCTTCTGGCCCTCGTCCGGCACGAAGGACTCGTGCCCGGACCCTATCTCGATGTGAAACAGGTCTGGACCTTCGGCATCGGCCACACGGCTGCGGCCGGGCCACCCGATCCCGCCACCATGCCGCGCGGCATGCCTGCGGACCTCGACGCCGGGATCCGCGAAGCGTTCCGGGTCTTCCGGGCAGACCTCGCTGCTTACGAGACCGCCGTCCTGCGCGCTGTGAAGGTGCCATTGGCGCCGCACGAGTTCGATGCGCTGGTCAGCTTCCACTACAACACCGGCGGGGTCGCCAAGGCCGCGCTGACCCGACACCTTAACGACGGCAATCGCGTTGCAGCCGCCGACGCGTTTCTGAACTGGCGGAGACCGGCCTCGATCATTCCCCGCCGGGACGCCGAGCGCGACCTGTTCCGCCATGGCCGATATCCCGGCGGCACGATCCCGGTCTGGTCTGTGGACCGCGCGGGCCGCGTGGACTTCTCCCGGCCGATCCGTCGCCTGACCGAGGATGAGGCGCTGGCCCTGCTTCGGCGACCTCCAACACCGCGGCCGCCGGTTCGAGATCCTGAACCCGATAGGCCGACCGGCTGGTTCGCCCGGCTGGCCGCTCTTGTCTCCAACCTGATCCGGAGGACCTGATCCCCATGCGCTACGTTCGCCCCAACTCGCTTACCTGGTGGGCGGGACTGCTCGCCATGCTCACCGGCATCGCCTCCCTCGCGCTCCCCAGCGCCGGGCCGTTCGGGGAACTGTCCCGCCTCGTCGCGCTGCTCGCAGGCTCGGGCGATGCCTCGCCCGCTGGGCTCATGTTCCTCGGTCTTGGCCTGATTGGCCTGCGCGACCGGATCGAGCGCGGGTTCCGCGGCGATGCTTGAGTTCCTCGCAGGTCTGGTCGTGGGCGGCTGCCTCGGGGTCTTCGTCGTCGCCCTCTGCGTCGCCGCCGCGCACGGGGATCGGGACGGTGGCTGAGGTCCTGATCTGGCTGGTCGCGGCTCTGGGCGCGGTCGGAGGTGTCGTCCTCGGCCGAGTCTGGGGGCGTGCGGAAGGGGAACGCGCGGGCAAACGGGAGGCGGAACGCGATGCCATGGGAGACAAGAACAAGCGCGTCGAGCGCGGGCGGGATGCGGTTCGCGATGGCCGCGGCGCTGGCGATCCTGCTGACCGGCTGCGCCGCAACGATGGGCGCTGGTGACGCTGGCTGCGCCTCCTATGCCGAGGCCCGACTCGCTCGACCACCCGCCGGGACCGTCGCCGCCGTGCCGCCTGCATGGGCAGACTGGATCGCCGATCTCGACGACCGCATGACGGGAACCTGCCGATGAAAAACCTCTCGCCCGCCCTGCTGGCCCATCTCGACGGGGGCACGACCACGCTCGCCTGGTGCTGGCGGATCAGCCGCGCCGATGGCGTCACCTTCGGCTTCACGGATCACGACCGGACGCTGAGTTTCGACGGCACAGACTTCGAGCCGGAGAGCGGGCTGACGGCCTCCGAGGTGCGCTCGGGCTCGGACCTGTCGGTCGATGCACAGGACGCGGAAGGCGTGCTGACCTCGGACCGGATCACCGAGACCGACATTCTCGACGGCCGCTGGGACAACGCCGAGGTCGAGGTCTGGCGGGTGAACTGGGCCGATACGAGCCAGCGCGTGCTGATGCGCCGCGGGGCCATCGGACAGGTCCGGCGTGGGCGGCTCGCTTTCGTCGCCGAGGTGCGATCGCTGGCCCATGTGCTCGGTCAGACGGTCGGGCGGACCTTCCAGGCGACCTGCGACGCCGCGCTCGGCGATGCGCGCTGCGGGGTCGATCTGGAGGACCCGGCCTACAAGGGGACGGGCGCCGTCATCGATCTCCTGCGCGACCGGGCCTTCACCGCCTCTGGCCTCGGCGGCTTCGCCTCCGGCTGGTTCACCTTCGGCACGCTGAACTGGACGAGCGGCGCGAACGCGGGGCGGCGCGCCGAGGTGCTGGGCCACGACGTGACGGACGGCATCGCCATCCTGACCCTGCTCGAAGCGCTGGTGCGGTCGATCTCCGAGGGCGACGCCTTCGCCATTCGCGCCGGCTGCGACAAGCGGATCGAGACCTGCGGGGCGAAGTTCAGCAACACCGTCAACTTCCGCGGCTTCCCGCACATCCCCGGACAGGACACGATCTTGCGCTATGCGACCAAGGATGGCGGCCACGATGGAGGCGTGCTGTGACGCCGGCCGCCCCAGACAGGGTTATCGCCGCGGCGCGCGCTTGGCTCGGCACGCCCTACCACGATCAGGCGAGCCTCCGCGGCGTCGGCTGCGACTGCCTTGGGCTGGCCCGGGGCGTCTGGCGCGAGGTCATCGGCCCCGAGCCGTTCCCGATCCCGCCCTACAGCCGCGACTGGGGCGAGACCGGCCCGCGCGAGGTTCTGGCCGACAGCGCGCGCGCCATGATGATCGAGGTGTCGCCTGCCGAGGCCGGTCCCGGCGCGCTGGTCCTCTTCCGCATGAGGCCCCGCGCCATCGCCAAGCATGTCGGGATCCTGACCGGGCCCGGCAGCTTCCTCCATGCCTACGAGCGGCTCGGCGTGATCGAGGAGCCGCTCACGACATCCTGGCGGCGGCGCATCGCTTTCGCCTTCCTGTTCCCGCAACGCTGAGACCCCGACATGGCAACGCTCGTCCTCGGCGCCGCCGGTGCCGCCATCGGCGGTTCGATCGGTGGCGCGATCCTCGGCGTCAGTGCGGCGACCATCGGCGGCTTCATCGGTTCCACCATCGGCTCGGTCGTCGACAGCTGGATCGTGTCCTCGCTCGCACCGACGCAGCGAATCGAAGGTGCGCGGCTCGACAGTTTGCGCATCACGTCCTCGACCGAGGGGGCGGTGGTGCCACGGCTCTACGGCCGGATGCGGATCGGTGGCAACATCATCTGGGCCACCGATTTCCGCGAGGAGACAAAGACCACCACGCAGGGCGGCGGCAAGGGCGGCGGGGGCGGCAAGGTCAAGACGACCGAGTATCTCTACTATGCCAGCTTTGCCGTGGCGCTTTGCGAAGGGCCAATCACCGGCATCGGGCGTATCTGGGCCGACGGCAAGCCGATGGACCTCTCCGGCGTCACCTGGCGCTGGTATCCCGGCGACGAGACGCAGAGCCCTGATCCGTTCATCGCCGCGAAGATGGGCTCCGCCAACACCCCCGCCTATCGCGGCACCGCCTATGTGGTCTTCGAGGAACTGGCGCTCTCGACCTACGGCAACCGCCTGCCGCAGCTGTCCTTCGAGGTGTTCAGGCCGCTCGCCGATCCCGACACCGCCGAGGGGCTGACCCGCGCGGTCACCATGATCCCCGCCTCGGGCGAGTTCACCTATGCGACGCAGGCCATCCGCAAGACCGATGGCGGCGCGACGGTGCCCGAGAACCTGAACGCGCTGGCCGACTCCACCGACATGGTGGAGGCGCTCGACCGGCTGCAGGCGATGGCGCTCGCGGTCGAGAGTGTCAGCCTCGTCGTCGCCTGGTTCGGCGACGACCTTCGCGCGGGATCGTGCAAGGTGCGGCCGGGCGTCGAGGTGTCGGCCAAGTCGACCACGCCCGGCATCTGGTCGGTGAATGGCGTGAGCCGTGCCAGCGCCTTCCTCGTCAGCCGGGACGACGAGGACCGCCCGGTTTATGGCGGCACGCCGTCCGACTTCGCCGTCGTGCAGGCGATCCAGGAGATGAAGGCGCGCGGGCTGCGGGTCACCTTCTACCCGTTCATCCTGATGGATGTGCCGCCCGACAACACGCTACCGAACCCCTATTCCGACAACGCCGCCGAGACCGGCCAGCCCGCTTTCCCCTGGCGGGGGCGGATCACCTGTTCGCCTGCGGCGGGGTTCGCGGGGACGGTGGACAAGACCGCCCCTGCGGCCGCGCAGGTCGCGGCGCTGTTTGGCGCGGCCACGCCCGCCAGCTTCAGTGTCTCCGGCCAGTCGGTTTCGTGGACAGGTGCGCCGGGCGACTGGGGCCTGCGGCGCATGGTGCTGCACTACGCCCATCTCTGCGCAGCGGCGGGCGGCGTGGACGCCTTCCTGATCGGCACCGAGATGCCGGGGCTGACCACGATCCGCTCGGGCGCCAGCACCTATCCGGCGGTGCAGGCCTATCGCGACCTCCTCGCCGATGTCCGCTCGATCCTCGGGTCCGGGACCAAGATCGGTTATGCGGCCGACTGGTCGGAGTATTTTGGGCACCAGCCGGGCGACGGCTCGGGCGACGTGTACTTCCACCTCGACCCGCTCTGGGCCGATCCGGAGATCGACCTCATTGGCATCGACAACTACATGCCGCTGTCGGACTGGCGCGACGGGTTCGAGCATGCGGATGCGGCCGAGGGTTGGCCCGCCATCTACGACCGTGCTTACCTGCAGGCGAACATCGCGGGCGGCGAAGGCTACGACTGGTTCTATGCCAGCGCGGCCGACAGGTCGGCGCAGGTCCGCACCGCGATCACGGACGGCGCCTCGGGCAAGCCATGGGTCTTCCGCTACAAGGATCTGCGAGCTTGGTGGTCGAACCCGCATTACGACCGCCCGGGCGGCGTGGAGAGCGGGACGCCGACGGCATGGGTGCCCGAGTCCAAGCCCATCTGGTTCACCGAGCTCGGCTGCCCCGCCATCGACCGGGGCACGAACCAGCCAAACGTCTTTTTCGACCCGAAGTCCTCGGAGAGTTTCACGCCGCATTTCTCGCGGGGCTGGCGCGACGACGCGATCCAGCGCGCCTATCTCGAGGCGACGTATCTCTGGTGGGGTGAGGCCGCGAACAACCCGCTGTCTTCGGTCTACGGCGGCCGCATGGTGCACGTCCCCGAATGCGCCGCCTGGACCTGGGACGCGCGGCCCTATCCGTTCTTTCCGGCGCTGACAGACGTCTGGACCGATGGCGCGAACTGGCGGCTCGGGCACTGGCTGACGGGGCGGCTCGGCGCGGTGTCGCTGGCCGCACTTGTCCGGCACCTCTGCCTGCGCGCCGGGCTTTCCGGGTCCCGGATCGACGTCACCGGGCTCTGGGGCGCGGTCGAGGGCTACGCCATCACGGCGCTGGAGAGCCCGCGAGCCTCGATAACCACGCTGTCGCGGCATTTCGGCTTCGACGCCGTCGAGACCGAGGGCGTCATCCGCTTCGACATGCGTGGCCGGCCCTCCGTCGCCACCCTCGCGCCCGACGATCTCGTCGCGCCTCGCGAGGGCGACGTCCTCGAGCTGACCCGTGGCCAGGAGACGGAGCTGCCGCAGGCCCTGAAATGGCAGGTCGCTCGCGCCGACGAGGATTACGAGGCCGCGCAGGTCGAGGCCCGGCGCATCACGGTCGACACGACGCGGATCGCCTCCGAGTCGTTCCCCATGGCGGTGCCGCCCGAGGAGGCCGAACGGCGTTGCCGCCGCACGCTGATGGAGGCCTGGACGGGCCGCGAGAGCGCGGTCTTCCGCCTGCCGCCCTCGCGGCTCGCGCTCGATCCGGCCGATGTCGTCACCTTTGCCCATGACGGCCGCGCCGTCCCGCTGCGGCTCGTCTCCATCGCCGATGCGGACGCCCGAGGCATCGAAGCAGTCCGCCAGGACCGGGAGGCCTATGACCTGCCGCCCGGCGCTCCGCGGCCCTCGGCGCTCTCGCAGGCCGTCGTGTTCGGCGCGCCAGAGGCGGTGCTGCTCGACCTGCCGCAGCTGACCGAGGACCAACCCGCGCATCGGCCCTTCGCGGCGGCGCATGCCGTGCCGTGGCCTGGCGAGATCGCGGTGTTCCGCAGCCCCTCGACGGATGGCTTCGAGCTGCTGACCACGTTTGGCACGCGGGCCCGGATGGGGACGCTGATCTCGGACTTCTACGCGGGCCCGACCTCGCGCTTCGACCTCGGTAACGTGCTGGTAGTCGATCTGCTGACCGGCGCGCTGGAAAGCGTCACGGATCTGACGCTCTTCGGCGGGGCCAACGCGCTCGCGATCGAGAGTGGACCGGACGTCTGGGAAATCGTCCAGGCGGGCGCGGCCGAGCTGATTGCGCCCGGCCGGTATCGGCTCACCCGGCTCCTACGCGGTCAGCGGGGTACCGAAGCTGGGATGGGCAACCCGGCGCCTGCGGGCGCGCGGGTGGTGGTGCTGGACGACAGCCTCGCATCGCTGGCGATCGCTGAGGCCGACCTCGGCATCCCGTGGAACTGGCGCGTCGGCCCGGCGAGCCGTCCGGTCAGCGACGAGACCTATGTCGCGCAGGCTTTTACGCCCGAGGGCGTCGGACTGCGGCCGTTTTCGGTCGCGCATGTCGAGGAGCCGTGGCGTCGCCCCCGCATGCCCGGCGATCTCACCATCCGCTGGACGCGCAGGTCCCGCGCGCTGGCGGCCGACAGCTGGGGCGGGCTTGAGGTGCCGCTGGCCGAGGAGATGGAGGCCTACGAGGTCGAGGTCCTCGACGGCGCAACCGTGAAGCGGGTGCTGAGCACGACAACCACCAGCGCGGTCTACATGGCCGCAGACCAGACCGCCGATTGGGGCGCGCCGCTCGGCGCCGGCGACAGCCTCACCGTCCGCATCTTCCAGCTCTCCGCCCTCGTCGGGTGGGGCGCGCCCAAGACCGTCACGCTCCTGTTCTGAAGGCCATCCCATGTCCGACGCCACGAGCCATCTCCTGCTGCCCTACATCCTCGCGGCGCAGGCCCAGAAGCATGTCACCCACAACGAGGCGCTGCGGATCCTCGACGGGCTCGTCCAGCTCTCCGTTCTCGACCGGGACCTGACCGCGCCGCCCGGTTCGCCTGCCGATGGCGACCGCCACATCGTCAGCTCCGGCGCGACGGGCGACTGGTCCGGCTGGGACCTGAACGTCGCGCTCTGGACCGATGGCGCCTGGCTGCGCCTGCCGCCGCGAACCGGCTGGAGCGCGTGGGTCGAGGACGAGGGCCTGCTGCTGGTCTATGACGGCGCGGCCTGGGTCGGCACGACGCCGGCCGCGCTGCAGAACCTCGCACTGCTGGGGCTGGGGACAACGGCGGATGCGTCGAACCCGTTCTCGGCCAAGCTGAACGCCGCGCTCTGGACGGCGAAGACCGTGGCCGAGGGCGGCACCGGCGGCCTGTTCTACACCATGAACAAGGAGGCCGCTGGCGACGATCTCGGGCTGACGCTCCAGACCGGCTTCGTGACCAAGGCGCTGGTGGGGCTCTTCGGCTCGGACCGCTTCCGGCTCGCGGTCTCCGCCGATGGCAGCACCTTCGTCGACGGGCTCAGCGTCGACAACGCGAACGGCATCGTCGACCAGCCGCGGCTCCCACGCTTCAAGGCCTATACCAACTACGACAACTATGTCGGCGCCGGCGCCTGGACGAAGATCGCTATCAACAATACGGACTACAACGACCAAGGCGCTTTCGACGCTGCGAACAACCGCTTCGTGGCGCCCGTGGACGGCACCTACCTCTTCGGCGCTTCGCTCGTCTACAAGGTGAACGCCAGCACGTCGGCGCGGATGAGCGGCCGGCTCGTGCTGAACGGCACGACCGAGATCCGCGGCTCGTTCGGCGAGATCAGCGGCGCTCATGTCTCGGAGGCGACCGCGCTCTGGCTGCAGACGATGGTCCCGCTTACCGCCGGTGACACCGTCGAGCTGCAGGGCAACTTCCGCGCGGCGGACGGCTACTTCGCGGCCGACCAGACTTCCTTCTGGGGCGCGAAGATCGGCTGAGGGAGGCGCGCCATGGCCCCACAACGCCCAGAGGACGGCTTCGTCCGCATGCCACGAATGCAGACAGAATCCACGCGGACGGCGGGGCGAGGCCAACAAGAATACTTGGCGCTGCTTTGGCTGCAAGGAGCCTACGAACGCGAAGGGCCGCAAGGCCCCGTCGTAGTTGACAACAGTCCTTCAAAGAATCCCGGTACTCCAGCACCGCCGATGAGCACTGCACGGTCCAGCGTTCGGTTGAACAGTTCGCAAGCTGTTTCAGGAACGAAAAGGCAAGAATGGCAAGCGGCACCGTTCAGTGGGTCGCTTGTTGTGCTGACCCCAGACATGCAGAGCGGATCGGACGAACACCACTCGAGCCGTCTGAGCGCGCGAAGGACTGTTCCTGCAATACGCTGCGACAGTCCTTCGCGTTCCAGCCCTCCAAGCGTCCCCTCATTGTCCGAGGTGGCAGTGTAGATCAGAACGCCGGCCATGGGCGTGCCGTCCGCATTGGCATAGAGTCTTTCAAGCAAGGAGGCCGAACCGTATCCGGACGTAATAGATAGCTCTAGCATAACTGCATGGGAAAATGCATGGACAAGAAGGCCCCGTGCGGTGACTGCTTGCGGAGGAGTTTCGTCGGGGCGGCCGAACCGGTTTTGCCAGTCTGCTACCCACGCGTCGTGCAACTCCCGCGCGCGCGTCTTGACCGAGTCCTCTTCTTCCCACTCTGTTACCCTGTCCTCGTTGAGCGCTAGGAAGATGCCTTCTCCTGAGGAAGCGATGGCCGGACGCCAGTTGATCTTTCGCGAAGACAGCGACGCTACGGTCTGGGCGTCCGTCCCGTCGGGCGGGTTCCGCCGTGTGAACCCTTTGAGAGCGCGGACCTCGCGCAAGCGTGGCACGCGAACGACTCTGGACAACCACGGAGCCAGCACATCTGGAACGGCCTCTTCGCGCACTTCGAATGTCTCGCTTGGCGGGGCGGACGCATCGCAGAACTGCCGCCATTCCTCGCGTCTGATCGCCATGTCCGCGCCAGGTGTCTCCGCGTCGGGCAGGCTATCTAAAATTGCGAGCATTGCATCAAGCCGATCACGCGCCTCCGACTCGGGCACATCCGTGAGTTCCGCAAGACGCTTTGCAACCTTCACGATGGCGCGCTCGAGGTCCCGCTCATCACCGTCCTCTGCAAAGTCTTCGCGAGCAATTTGAATCCGGCTCCAGAGGCCGTATTCTTCCAATACAGCGCGGAACGTGTCCGACCACGGCGGGATCGTGAGGACGGAAGCGACGTGGGGAAAGAAGAGGTTGCTGCTGCCACGCAGCGCGGTCGCCACCTCTTTCGCCGGCGCATCGCAGATTTCTCTTGCCTCGTCGCCAAGCCAAGGACGCCCGCCAAGACAGCCACCGGTAATCTGCTGCGCCTTGGTGAAGGCATCGCGCAGGTTGTCCCCCTTACCGCAGTCGGCACAATCGACATAAAGATTTCGAAGGCCGGCGCCGCGCGACCGCAATTTCAGCTTGCCACTTTGGCGACAGCCATCAGCATGCTTGCCCTCGATCCATTCCCGCCATGGAAAATCGTCCAGATGACCACGTTGGCAAATCATCATTAGGCGCGCGGGGACGACATAAATGGTTCTCCCCATCTTGTTGCTGCAAGCTTGACAGGAAAGCCCTGCTCCCCCTGTTTCTTCGAACCATTGGCTCTGATGACGAAGGCCGTGGCATTCGGGGCATTCCTGCCAGGTTGGGAAACGCACGGCGGGTAGGGCCGGAATACGCTCTTCGTCTCCGCGACCAAGGCTAACCGGTGGCTCATAGAGTTCACGCACACCTAAGAGCTTTTCCAGAACGGGCTCCACGATCCTGCGACACTCGTCTTTTTTCCAAAAATCCAATCCAAGCGTGACCCCAGAGACCGGCGCATTCTTCGCGGCGAGATAGTCCACTACAGCGCCGGGGCCGTGGGTCGAGACCAGTTGAGCCCGCCGCAGTTCGCCCATCTTTGGTCCGTTTCCCGTCGGCATTTTACTTTCCTTCTAGATCGATGCGGACCGTCGCTTCCACGCCTCGGAGCGTATTCGGCGTTGGCTTTGGTTGGCGGGACGCTCGCCCCGCAGCGCGGCGTTGCACGGCCTGCTCCATAGACATCAGCAGCGAGGTGTCACCCTTATCACTCCACCACGTGGACAGACCATCGCGTCTGCACCAACTGTCGAGGAACTTCATCAATTCTTCCCGGGTATCCGCAGCTTCGCAGGCTTCTTGCTCGCCGAGGTTACCTAAGCGTAATACGATCTCATCGATGATATTTTCCAATTCTAGTCGGAAATCCTCTGCCCTGCCTGGAGCCTGCCAAAGCTCGGGGTGGCGGTGCGCGGCGATGGCCACGAAAGGCGCGTGCAAGGCACGACTCCTTGCACGAGGCGCGAAAGGCGTGACCGAAGTCGCTTCAACGTCGCGATACAGAGCGGAATGCCATGTTGCGTGTGTTTCGAAACGGCTCCTGTCGCGCGGGCGGTATGCGGTAAACAGACCAAGAACCAACCCATCGGTCCGGTCGCGTCCAACCCGACTAGTGGCCTGGATGTACTCGGAAACGCCTTTTGGCTGACCGTCCACCACCATCAAACCCAGCCGCCCGACATCGACACCGACTGAGATCATGTTCGTCGCAAGCGCAACGTCGATGGCCCCTACCGCATCGTGCCTCCGCTCAAGCTTTGCCAGCGTCTCTCCGATTTGTTCGGACCCGATGCGGCTTGTGATTTCGATCTGTGTATCGACCGACCGGGTCGGCTCGCCTCGATATGCGGCCAGCCGTCTCATCGTCTCCGGTGCGATCACCTGAAGAAGTGAGACTGATCCTCCAAGTTCCTTGAGCGAGTTAAAGTACCCAAGAAGGGTCCACGCGGCGTCGCGTTCGCTGCCGTCTAGCACTGAAGCCGACTGCAGCAATGACCCGCAGACTGCCTGCAGCATCTCAGGCTTTGAATGCCCAATGGTCGATGCACCGACATACAGGCGCCCTCGCTTTTTCGGGTCTTTCTCGACGACGGCAAAGGCAGAATCACCGGCGTCAATGCCAGGCGGTGGGAACTGCATAGTGCGACGAGCAAATAGCGCACGAACCTGCGATGCAGCGCTCCGGATCGTGGCAGTCGAGCCAATTACCTTGGGCGGGTGCCCGTCGCCGGTTGCCAGAATGTCAATGGCAGTCTCGTACAGGCCACTCAAGGTTCCGAGCGGGCCCGAGATTAGATGGAGCTCGTCCTGTACAATTAGGTCCGGGGGATCGTAGGCGCCTGCACCGAACAAAGCCGCCGTCTTTTCGTTCCGTGCCACCTGCGCGAACTTGTCAGCCGTTCCGATGACCAGCGACGGACGTTCGTCGTATACATCGTCGTCGTTCGTATAGATCGGCAGCGGCCCCGCCTCGCCAACCTCGCACCCATCCGTCCCACAGGTAACCTCGACGCCATCGCCCGCAGAATGCCAATCCAGGCTCTCGTCGCACGCGGGACACTTTATTAAGCGATCGGGTCGTCCGACGTCCTTGAGGTTCGCTCCGTCGAGAAGCTTCGCGGCATCGCCCCGCCTGTTGGGTGTTGTAGACTCTCCCAACCAGAGGCCCAAGGAAATTGGCGTCCGAGTGGTGTCGAAGCCCCGCTCGACCCATTCGAGATTGGCGGCGCAGATCATCGCCGCCGCGCGTTCGAACTGCTGCAGTGTCAAAAGTCGCAGGGTGTAGCGCATGATTGTCGAGACGCCTTCACCGTCTGAGCCTCGTTTAAGCCGCCGCGCGAAGATGGTGAAGGCGGTCAATAGAAGGTAGGCTTCGGTCTTGCCACCGCCGGTCGGAAACCAGATCAGGTCCATGATGCCCCGATCCTCGTGGTCGGGTGCAACGCTCGAGGCGGCCGAGAGAAGTACAAAGCCAAGCTGGAACGGCCGCCAGACCAATGTTCGGCGTTGTTCTTCAGGTTTTCTAAGGTTTTTCCAGTCCTGCTGTCGCGCCATAGTCGCATTGGCAAGCTGGAACGCCATCATCAGATCGGCGTCACCTCGGAGGGCGGCAATTCCGCCGCGCATCCTCCGCGCGGCCGTCCAGCATACTTCAAGATGCGTTCTGGCCTGTTCCGCCCTTGCCGCGGACAAGTCCAGAGTCCTCAGGCGCTTTGCCGTTTCTTTGATCCAGACTTCGTAGGAGTCGACAAGCGCCTCGCAGACCTCCAGCGTCTCAGAGCCGCCCTCTGCCAACACGCTCGCCGCAAGACGGTCGCGGACACTTTCAAAACAGACATGACCTAAGGCACTCGTGTCCGGGACGCGGGTCGATGGAAGCCAAGCTGTCGAGACTTCCTTCACCGCGCCGTCACGCGGGTGCCAAGCCGCCGCACAGGTATGTCCCACCGCGTATTCAACTGTATCTCGCCACAGAAGATCTGCCGACCGCTCGTCGGCATCATCGGTGTCCGGTCCGCTGCGCAACGGACGCCCAATGAACCGTGAACCTTCGTCCGCTCGGATCGTCATGCGAAATTCGAAAAGAGCTTGGCGGTTCTGTTCATACCGATCGAGCGACTCGTTCAGCCCCGAGCCCTCGTTGTACACCACAACGGTTATTAGACGCGCGCTCTCGCCCGGTGTACCATGGTCGAACCGCGACTGGACGATGGTCAGATGCAATCCGTCAAAGCCTTCCGATCCATTGTCGGAAAGGCTAAGTTCATCGTTCTCATCGACTGAGATGGGCAAGTCAGTAGAAACGGCCCGTCTCCACCATACTCGACGTGTCCGGCTTGCGCCGTGGTTATCATCTGCGAGCGGTTCTTGTTCATCCTCGTACCGTGCGCCCGTTACCTCGACCGATACGGATGGTATTTCCCCATCCCTCGTCGCCAGCGCGAAAGACAGCCCGGCGGCTGCTGGCCGTGCCGCGGTTTCGATTCTGGCGGCTGTTCCGTTTTCAGCTTTATCTTCCTTTCCTCCGACTTCGGCCCCGACATCGGGTGTGGTCGAGGGCTCTCTCCTGGACGCCTTTGGAAACAATATCCCTGTCATAAAAGCTTCAGAGGGGATATCGGGCAGAGGCCCGGCCAGCGGTGCTGGACCGATTAGGTCCTCAGCCAGCCGGTCGAGCAGCACACGGAAGGGCGCATCGGCTTCGCCAGGTGCATGAAGATTGGTCACGGGTTTCCCTGTCGTTTAAAATTAATCCAGACGAAGCCATCGGTGACGGGCGCTACTTCTAGGCCTTCTTCTCGGGCAATCGTATACCATTCCACCCGGATTTGGCCTCTGGCGACCGGAACAAAGGGGATCGCTTGCACGGCCGCACAGATCGACGCGATTTCTCGACCGAAGGTTTCGGAAAAGCGCGCCAGCTCTACCTCGTTGTCATCAACCTCTGCGAAAACTCCCCATCCGCTTTCTCTCCGCCAACGGAGCAGCGGTGCCCGAACATGGCCATCGGGCTGTCCAAGAACCGTCATCCCGAGTGCGTCGGATGGCCTCAACTGCACCTGAACACCGGTTTGTGCGGCCCGCCAATGCCGCTCTTTCGTCACGCGCATGGTGCCGGTTTCGGGCGCGACGTAGAGGTGGCGTCTGGCGCGCGTCGCTCCGACGTACAGAACGCGAGCTTCCTCGGCAGCCTCGGCATCCGACAAGCCGTCGCGAGGCTCCGGCAGATGCAACTCAACGTCCAGTGCCTCTCTTCCTTTCGCTGCGTGGATCGTGGAAGCGACCTGTCCAATGGGCGGCTCAGGGGCGGGGGCACGCCCGGTCCGCACCGCCTCGGCCATACGCTTGGCATCGTAGCGTCCATCGACGAGCGCCACCGCAAGCGCCTCTGCGACCTTCGTCGTAGCAGGCAGGGTAGGGTTGCTCCGGACAACTTCCTCTATGGCATTGGGGCCGCGACCCTGTAACAGTTCCATCGCGCGTCCCAGCCACGCAGGTGCCAGCTGGATACCGACGTCGGAAAGGCGCACGCGCATTCCGACCTCACCCAATCGCGCCGCATGACGAGCGGCCGCCGCGTGCGACCGGAATAACGCTAGTTCAGCAACGGGCCGGGCCTCCGCAGACCCAGGCGGCGGCCCATCGCTGACCTCGTAGAGAAGCTCGCGCATCTTCGATAAGGCGGCTTGACCAGATGCGGCATCGAGGACGATCCTGCGCCCCTCGCGAGCGAGACGTCGAAGCGATGATCGACTCGTCCGGTGATTCCCTCCAAGTTCAAACCGCTCGAATCCGGATGCCGTAAGAATCGCGTCTATCGCCATCGGTCCCGCGTGGCCGAATTCACGTGCGCGGTAGTCGTAGATCGCCTGCGCGGGATCGCCGAAGACTGTGACGCCACAGTCACCCGGTAACGCCCCAATCAATGCCGTCAGCATATCGCGCCGCGGGCCAACAACGTCTTGCGCCTCGTCTACGATCAGATGCCGACGGCCATCCAGCCATCGCCGCGCGATTCGGTCGTCCCGCGCGATGAGCGTAGTCGCCTGGCGCACCGTACCTTCATAGTCCGTTTCGCCTATATCTTCGGTCGCATGGCTGACGAACAGGCCGGCGATCGAGTCAAGCGTGCGGATGTCTACCACTTCCCCGTCGATGACGGGCACGCGCGCGAGGAGCTCTGCCACTGCGGTCCGTGAATAGGCGATGACCGAGATGGCTGAGGGATTGAGACCGGACTCAAGCAGGCGGCAAATGCGTCGCTGGATCGTGAAGGTCTTGCCAGCGCCTGGTCCGGCGACGACGACAGCGCGAGCTTCGGGCGGAAGGGCGACAACGCGATCCTGAGAGAAATCCGTCTGAGCCGACGACGTCATACCTGCCCATATCCGCAAGGGTCCGTTTAGCTCCTTCCTCGCATGCTCCGGCCAGTGCAGGGTCAGGGCCGACAAACGTCGGAGTTGAGCAGGCTTGCTACTCAAGTCGCCGTCCAGCAAAAAGGCGTCTTCTCCGCGTTCGATCATCGCGACCCAAGCCGAGGCGTCGTCGGACTGTGCGTTCTGCGCGTTCCCAACGAACTGGTCGAGCGAGGAAGCCTCATATCGCCAAGAGGGTGGACCCAGCAGCTCTTCAAGCGTTTCCACGTCGTCTTTCAGACCGTCGTTTACTTCGGCAGACCCATTGGCAAGAGACCGTCCTGCTATGACGCTGACCGCTGTCTGCGCGACCACATAGACCGGCGTGCTGCGCGTGGTGTGGCGAACCACGACACAATGCTCCACAAGCGCTGCGAGCGCCCCGTGGAAGGCATCATCTATCTCCACGCCGATCATTTTGGCCAATTCGGGGGCCGTCGAGACACCAGCCCGCCTGAGCGCGTGGACCATTTCGTCCTGAAGTGTCGTGTCCTCCACCGATTGGGCACCGACGCCATCTCTTGAGGCCGTTAGGCTAAGAGAGCCATCGGAAAATATCCTTGACATGACCTGCTACCCGTTTGTCCCTCGTCCACAACCAGAGTCCTTGAGGTGATATTGGCCGGAGTGGGGTTGGGCAAGCGTGCTAAGCTACGAGGAAATCGATGCGTATCTGGGAGATCGCTACCGTGCTCTAGCCCAAGAACGTGAAGGAGCGCCGGTTTATGCCATCGAACACGGTCTCAACGTGGAGGATGCACGGTCTCTCGCCTCCAAGATCGCACGACGGCTTCGAGCTACTGGAGCGATCGGGTCCGGAATCAGCTGGCCGCTGCTCGCGCTTACAGCCGAGATCGGCTACGCCTACAGGGGGCTGCTTTCCGGCTACTGGCCGCACCTGGAAGCTGCACTTGGTCTGCACTTGTCCGCCAGTGCTCGCGAGACACTGAGCGACCATTATCTTCGTGCGCATCGTGCCGTCGGTCTTGCTCACCCGGACAACACTCCATTTTCGCGGGCATTCCGGCACATCGCGTGGCCGCTCACCAACGCACTGGCCCCTCGCCAGATCCATGTCGGTTTGAGCGAGGCGCTTCTGGAGGTCGCCATGCTGGATCCGGCCGATTCCGCTTTGGTCCGGGCCGTGCAGCAATGCTGTCGACGGAGCGGTTTGCTGGCGCTCAACGATTGGGCGGCCGGAGAGGCACGAGTGGAGTCCGTCGCCACCGCGATACTCGACGCGCCCGACACGCGATTGTCCCGATCGATCGTCGATCGGCTCCAAAACGACATGATGTCCGCAGCGCCTGTCCGCGATACCCTCGTCCGCGCGAGAGTGGAGCGTCGACGGCGCCAGCGGGAACGGTCTCGTGTCACGGGAGAAAAGGTCGAGCCGTACGGGCCTCAAGACGACGATGGCGCGGCGGCGTTGCCGTTTGAACTTCGCGGCGGACTTCGTCTTGGCGCCCGGCTCTTCGCAGCGGACCTGCCTGTCGTCCTCCATGCCCGTACGCCACTTCGCTTCACCCGCCATGAAGTGTCTGAGCCCGAACGCCTTCTCACCGGGGAGACCGCGCGTCTGATTCTTAGTGATGGTGAACAGCTAGTTTTGGACTACCAAGACGAGCGCAACGTACGCCGCACAACCAGCATGAGGTTCACCCGTCCCGACCCAATCCCTTCTCTAATCTCGGTGCACATGGAGCCTGGTATCCCGGTGCTCGCGGACCTTCGTGAAGATCGTCTCTCGGTATTCGTGTCGCTCGCGCAGCCGCCCGACGACGACCGCGCTCGGACATGGCCGCGGGCACTTCTGGACGTCGAGATGCGCCTGGAGCTGCGCATCCCAGGCGCTCCTACCGTTCTCTCCCGCGAAACCCTGCCCACCATCCCCGGGCGGCTTGCAGCGAGAGGCCCGGGCCTGTCCAACCTGTCATCAGGGTTGCGCGGGTTCGAGGACAAGGGGGAGACGATACGAGCGGCGATGCTGACCATTCGGTGGGATGGGGATTATCGGTCGTTTTCGCTCGCGGATGAACAGCTTGAGATTCGATGGTACGAGGCCGAAGACGGATGGCGTGCCTCCTTACCCGACGGGTCCAAAGACCTTCCCGTTCGCCGCGTTCCTGCCGATGATCCTTTCGCGATCCCGGTTGCGAGTGTCCAAGGCACTGCGGCTCAGCTCCTCAAGGTTGACGGGGTTTCGGCTCCAAACTTCATCGTTGCAGGGCCAAGTCACATGCGGATGACCGATGCACGGCCCGCGGCGCCGGACGTTCATCGGCAACTCGGCCGTTCGAACAGCTGCCCGGGACTGCGCGCCGAAACCGAAGCCTGGCTTGGCTGGAGTAGTGCCCGTCCTGTCCACGTTGTGGCCGCGCTCCAGGCACGAGGAGCCGCTGAGGTTGCCGAACGCGCGATTGTGAATACGATGTGTGGCGAAATCTGGTTGAAAGAAGATTCAAGGCCGTCGGAAGGCAAACGGTTCCGTGACAGCCTCGCTGCAGCAGTGATCCGCCTCGATTTGGCGGGGGTATCTGAGCTGCGGGAGGTCGGACAGGAAATCGGAGAAGCGGACCTGAATGGCTTGCCCGCGGCGCTGGCTGACGCTTTCGCCGACGTTGTGCCCCCCAGCTGCCTCGAAAAGACGCTCGACGAGAAATGGGCGGAAAGGGCAGACGAGCGCATAGATAGAGCTTGGAAATCGCTGACACCGGCGCGCGCAGAGCGGTCGGCCCCTCCCGTTGACTTCGAGGCCTACAACACACCGGAGGCCTGGCAGGCCGCAGTCGCTCACGCCGTCCGAAGCAACGGCCGTCACGTCCTTGCCGGGATGATCCTCCCGCCGCGCCTCTCCAACGCGCTTCGAAACATCGACTACCAAAACGTCGAAACCCTCGAAGTCGCTCGCGCCATCGCAGACTTCAGGATCGATCGTGGGAGCCTTGCTCGCCAGGCGCGACGGATCTCCGGAAGCGACATTCCGGTGGCACTGTCGCTCTGGACCGACCCGCGTGCTTTCGCAATGACCGACTGGCTCCCGATCGTCACTGCGCTTTTCGAGGATCGGATGACTGCCCGTGCAATTCGCTATGCCGCTCTGCGGCTCAGAACTGCTCGATGGGAGGTCGAACGACTATGAACGCCTACCTGCGCATGGCCCACGGTGTGCAGGCGCTCCGCCGGCGCGTGGAGCGCGACCACGCGCTTCTAGGCGCGCTAGGGGTCGCTGCAGATCCCTTGCCTCACCAAATGGCCAACGTGGCCCGAATTCTGGAGGCGCCCGAGCTGCGGCATCTGCTGGCCGACGGCGTGGGGCTGGGTAAAACCGTGCAGACCCTTATGATCTTAAACGCCCTGCGCCTCCAGGACCCGGACCATCGGACGCTGCTCGTGGTCCCAGACCATCTGATCGGCCAGTGGCTACAGGAGTTGACCACTCGTGGCCACTGCGAAGCGGCCTTCATCGACGGCAACACCTCGGAGGATGAGGCCGACGTCTCAGTCAGAATTATCAAGCCATCTTCGTTGTCGGTGCATCTGAGGCATGGGTCCGAACACTACGACCTTCTCGTCTTAGACGAGCCGCAGAGCTTTACAGTCGCACAACGCGACACCCTAGCCCGCGCCCGACCCTTCGCCCAGTTTATTGCTTTGACGGCGACGCCGGAGCTTGGCCGACCGGAAATGCTGCATTGGTTCGTCTCCATGTTGGAGCCCCTTCGCAGCGCTACCGCGGACGACCCAACGGAGGTCATCAGGCGGGACGAGATGACAGCCGCGGCCTCGATCCGGTCCGCAGACGAGGCTCGAACCGCGTTTGAGCGGGATGCATTCGGTCGACGTATCTGCCGGTGGTCGCGGGCCGATTGGCCAGACTACATGCCACGCCGAGACTACACTCGCGCCAACGTCCCGACTTTCGTCCGCGAGGCCGGTCTTGCCGCCACAGCGCGAAAGGTGTTGGCGCGCACCGTCGGCAGCGATCCCATAAGCCGAGCACGGGCGCTCCACCGCCTCGGACGGGCGTCTCGCGACGCGCTTGCCGCCCTCCCCAACGATCTTTTCCAGATGCCCGACAGTGCGGATGCGAATATTGGCGACTCCCGACTGGACGCGCTGCTCGACTTCTTGGCGATGATCCGTGCAGAGGATGCTAACGCCCGTGTGCTCGTGGTCGCGGGAGACAACGACACGATGGCCCGCCTGGAACGTATCTTGCCCGCCTACCTTCAGAGCTCTTCGGAAGGCGAACAGACAAGCATCGCACGTCTAGCGCGCGGTGAGCACACCGCGGCCGATGCCGAGGCAGCAATCCGGCGCAACGTCGATACGATCGGCGATTTCGTGAGCGGCTCCGACGACATCCTGCTGCTGGGCGATTGGGCCGAAGCCGGGCTGAATCTCCATCATGGGTGCGAGACCATCGTCCTCTATTCCTGCCCTTGGACCGTCCGCAGTATCGATCAGCTGGTCGGTCGTCTGGACCGGCTACGACCGGGCGCGGCGCTGGCGGCGGAGGCGCGGCAGGATCAGGGGCGTATTCGCATACACGCCATCACATGGGCCGGGTCGCCCGAGGCAGACGTCGTCGATGGTCTCGAACGACTAGGAGTATTCGAGCGCCCAACACCTCCGATGAGCGTGGAGCGCGCCAAAAAGATCGAGAGGCACCTCGGCGCGCTGGCCGCGGGCCGGGAAGCACCGGCTGCCTTGGCTGACCTGGAGCTTATGGGCGGGGACGGCACCGGCGAACTGGCAGCCTCCCGCCTCGCACAGTACGACCCTAACACGGCGGACGCGGCACGGGCGCGCCATCGCACCATGTTGGAACGCAAGAGCCTGCCTGGCGGATTGCGGCCGTCGCGACCGGAACACGGCGCCCGTGGCCCTGAAGAGGCCGAGCTTCTTGCCTGGCTGGAGGCTCTCCGGGCGTCGAGCCTTTTGGACGTGAGGACGGGACAGAAGGACCAATCGGTAGACGGCGCCCGCTTCGGCAGTGTATGGTATGCTGACCTCGGCGTGAAAGACTCCGGCGCAACTCGTGACTTATCGTTGGAACTGTTCGAGCGTCGGAACGAAGGCGACCGACGTTCCAATCCACGATCCGGTCAGGTCGCCTTTCTACACCACAGACGCCATCTTTCCGACCCTCCGCTCAGGATGGCCACGGACCGCGAAGGTGTCGCCCGGCCCTTGCACTTCATAGACCACGGCGACGAATTTCATGAACAGCTTTGCGCCGCGTTCCTGAGTCTGGCGGATACCGCGCTCGAACGGGACAGAGTTCCAGTGGCCTCGGTGGGATATCCGCCCGGTCATTCTGCGCTGTCCGACCTTCGCCCCCTCCTTGTGACGGCAGCGGCATGCAGCCTGTCGCTGCCAATTGACGAAGACGCCCGGTGGGACGGGCTGTTGGACGGCCTGAACAGCGAGGACGCGCGCCATCTGCGCCGCTACGCTCGCGCCGCCTCACAGGCCGACGATCGCTGGCTGCGCCTCGCTGCGCCGACCCGGCTTATCTTGGAAGGACTGGCCATTAACCCTGAGGGGGGCGATCTCGAGCGGTTGCCGGCGTCCCACGTCACAGCCTTTCTTGACCCACGTGCTGAGACAGGGAGGCTCGTAGCGGGTGACCCCGTAACGCTGCCGGACACCGTTTCCCGACTTCGGGACGCCGCGATGCGCAGGCGGGCCAAGGCCCACGCCATCAAGCCGCACCTACCCGATCCGGGGCAGGTCGCACGCAGGTCCGAATTGGTGAAGGCGGAGGCTCACCGCGAGAAAAGTGAGGCCCAAGCGCGCGCAGCTGCTTTCCGTGCGCAGATTTCGTCCGACGAACGGCAGGCGCGCATTGCCGAAGCACGCGCCATGAGGGTCGAACGCGAGGCCGAGGCGCTGGGGGCTTTTGCATCGCGACGGCTCGAGAGGATTGTTGGGGACGAGAAGCTGATTGATACGAGAGTTTGGCAGGTGATCGTGATTCCATTCGAGCGGATTTGAACGTTGAAAACCGATCAAAATAGAGATCGCAGGCAGGAAACAACCTTGTCGTCGCGCCTGCAACCTGCTGGAAACCTAGGACCTTGATAGCCGGTCAAGCATACGATCGATGAGGCTCTTTGCTGCTACTTGGTTGACGGAACAATCGTAAATCAGATCAAAGACTTCCTTGTAGGTGGCCCTTTTCCGTTCAGGCAGGTGCTCGAAAATGTCGCCTTCTGCTTTGCTTGCATAGGCATCGACTGCCTTCTCGATCGTCATAAGGCGTGACCGCATTGTACGGCGATCAGCATCCTCGAAAAGATCAAAGTCCACAGCTTTTCTCATTTCAGACAGCAGCGTGCCGATCTCAGCCTTGATTGATTTGGCGTACCGATCCGAAATCGCCCCTTGCTTGAGGACATCGAGCTTCTCGTAGACCTTGTCGGCCGCGAGCTCGAATGTCTTGAAGCGGTTTCGCTTTTGTGAGGAGACACGGCACTCGCGCGCCACTTCGGCGCCAACAGGTCTTAGGTGAGCGATGATATTGTCGAGATGTGCGTTGCTCTCGAATTCGTCGCGGCGGCCGTTCGGGACGACGCGACCATCAAGCACGTGAACCTCTCCAATGGTCCAAGAACAGAAGCGATCTTCAGGGAATATCTCCAAGAACAGCCGATCATGGCCGACTTGGATATTGCCGACACGAGCGCGCAAACCCCGGACTCCCTGCGCAGCGGGAATCGCACCTTGGTAGTCATGATGAATGAGCCAGCCGACAGCGGCTGGCGCTCCATCGATGCTCTCAATCTCGAAGGTCTTCAGGCTGCGCAGCGAAGCGCGCTTCGTGTCTGAATATTCGACATGGTCGCGATAGGGCCGGTAGACTGGCTCCTCTGATCCGTTGATGTGAATCCGGTACGCCTTGCCAGCACGGCCATGCTGAGAGAGCAGATCAGCGATCTCCTCACCGAAAGAGAATTCGGGCGAAAATGGACAGGGGCAAACCTGGCTCACGAAGCTCTCGATCTCGATCTCGTTGAGCAGTCTGTCATTGGCGATACGGCGCGGTTTGATGAGCTCGACCTCGAAAAAATGCACCGGATAGTCGTCGGGTTCCAGACGCTTAAGCGTCACCGCCTCCCGAACAATTGAGCGCAGGTCGGAGTCCCTATCATTGGATGCCAGCATGCGCTTAACAACGCGTCCGTCCCACGTGGCCTCGAGGACCTTCGTGTCGCCCTTGGCGCGCGAGCGGAACACAAGCTGCTGAACATAACCGAGCGCAGAAAGCCGGCCGACGCCTCGAAACCCACGTGCGTCCGTGCCTCGTTTATCACTTGCGCCAAAGGAGAGCATTCGCCTGGCGAAGGTCTGGTTGGCCAAACCCGTGCCGTTATCGCGGATCACAACTCGCCGGTCGATATGATCGAGATTAATCTCGATCAGGCCGAAATTACTGGAAGCAAGGAGCCCGGCAGCTACCGCATCATCGACGGCATCGGTGGCGTTCTGAATGTACTCGCGGAAGATGGAGAGCGGATTGACATACATGGAGCTGCTAAGGAGCTCCAACACGTCCTTGCCGACGAAGATTTCTGCATCGTCAAAGCCTTCGTCATCGATATGCGCCGCCTCAGCCATGTCTCCGCTCCCGTTTCTTTCTCACGCGTAAATCTGCGTGATGCCTTTCAGCTGTTTCTTCGTATTCGTGGACGGCTGCACATCCTCATCAGTCAGGCCGGCATCTTCGACTCGCTCATCCTCAGGAACCAGATAGGCGTTGATGTCTTCAACACGCCGGCGCTTTTGAGCTTCCCAGATCCGCGCCTCATCTACTTTGGACATGGGTACGAAGAACCGGGCAGCTTCTCGTAGCTTGCCGGCGGCAACCTCGTTCAGGTCACGCGCATAGTCGTTCTTATCGCGCGTACACAGGAAGCCAAGAAGCTCGGTGCGCTCATCGTCCGAAAGCGCCCTCATCGTCGCTTGGAATTCATCGAACTCAGACCGCCCGTCGTACTGTTCATACCAGTAACGATTGAAGATGTAGTGGTGCGGACGAAGCAAAATGTTTTCGAACTCTTCATAGGTGTCGCCAAACGCCTTCCGGAAGAATTCAGGTGCACCACTGACGATGCCGTGCGTTGCCTGCAAGATCACCTGCATCGAGCGCAGGTAATATGAATTCCAATTCTTTCCGACATGTCCGCGATCAGGTCGAGCGACAGGCTGGTAGCGCATCGGGAAAGAAAAGATGCGTATGTTGAGTTCCTCATTGAGCGTTACGTTCAGCCGCATACGCTCAAATAGATCAGCCGGACTGTCATTGAAATTATAGAGCATGTAGTTGGAAAGCTCTGTCAGTCCGGCATCCGCCGAATAGCGGATCGCCTGGGCGTAAGGCTTCTTTACACCTAGATGGTCGAAGGCGATGCGAAGTGGCTTGAGCGCAATCCGTGCCAGCTGCTGCAAGTACATTGGGTCCTTGCACAGGATGCGCGCATCGACGCCTTGGTTGAAGTCTACGCGCCGCTGCAGTTCGTACCGTCCCCGTTTGAGCTTGGCGCCTCGCTCAAATCCAAGATCGATAATTTCAGCGATGATTTCTTTAAAGTTGGCCGAGGCGACCACGTTGTTGTCCATCAGGATCAGGTCACGTTTCTCGCCATAGAGCTTACTCACACCTTCGACGACTTCGCTCAGCGAATTCGTATCGCGCTGAGCACCCTCGAGCTTCGGGACGCCGCAAAATGCGCATTTTCGCACGCAACCTCGCGAGGCGTAGGTGAAGTACGCGTCATTGACCGGATACTGGTACTCGATGTGGTCGAGGATACTGTAGTCTGGGACGAGGTCCTCGATGGGCTTACCGTTCACGTCATCGGCGTAGAGCTCTTCCTCAAATGGGTCCAGGCCGAGTGAGACGGCCGGCGCTTCGCCAAGGAGACCCTTGATGAAGCGGACGCCACGCCAGCGTGGTTCGTCGATAAAGCTCTCATGCATGAGCGAGGCCGCGATGCCGCCGACGAAGACGCGGTGGGCCTGGCCGCCCACGAGGTCGAGGGCATAGTCAATGCTGCGGGCCGTGCGCTCCCACTCGAACGAAAACAGCGTCGTGATGTACACGCGGTCCCAAGCCGTCTCATAGGCCGAGGAGTCCTCGCCCTTTACGAACCGAACATTGTCCCGCTTGCCGTTCGGGCCATGATACTGCGCAATCTTCATCAGACCCAGCGGCGGGTACTTGTTTCTGTAGCCCGGTTCTACAAGAAGGATGTTCTTGTTGGCCATGGTCTGCCTCGATTCGCGTTCTGTTCCACCTTACCTACCGCAGGCCGGCTTGTCGATCTAGCAGTGGTCACTTCGTGGCTCAGTCTGTGTATGGACCTGACGGGACGGTGTTCGCAACCAAATCCTGACTGCGCGGGCACTATATCGTGTAGGAGCATAGATCGCTGGCACAAAATGCAAGCGGCGTGGCACCCTGCCGGCGGGAAGGCCATCGGCAAGCATGCAAGCACCACGACGTGGACCTGATCAGGTCCTATTGGGACGCGGATTTCGCCTTCTCGAGCTGCTCTCGTATTGTTGCGATTCTGGATTCGATCTTCTTCAGTTCAAACTCTATTTTTTGACGAACTCCGGGATTATGCTCAACAATCTCATCGAGCACATCCGGTTCGCAAATCCAAGAGCGGAAGCGTTTTACCTTGCTGAGTTCGACACTGTCGCCGCCGGCATGCTTGGCGTCGGTGTAGGCTTCCTCCACATCCACATCCCCCTTCGAAAATTTCTTTAGGATCTGCGGTGTCTCACAGATAACCGGGAGCTGGTCTCGAATGTCTACTGCGCGGACTTTTCCAGACTTGATAAGCCTTACGACCCTTTGCTCGAAGTCTGCTATCTCATCGCGGGCCTTCTTAATTTTTCTGGACTTCAAGAACTCGTCATAGTGGCTCCAGCGTTCCCGACTTTCGTCCTTGTTGTCCTTCATGAACTGGAAGACATTGACCAGGTGTCTGACATGTTGCGGACTAACCCCAAGCTCGCGGGCTAAGTCTGGAATGTCGATTTTTTGATCGACATGGCGACGGTATACGAAGCCGGCTTTCTCATACGGCGCCCAGTCTTTCTTCCCTTTGACGTGGTACTGCCCGAGCATCGCGTAGACATCTGCGTCGCTTATGTCGGCAGGCAGAATGCGGCAACGAACCAGGTTCCACTTGGCGGGGTTGTCAGCCGCCAAGGAGCGGTAGGCGGCAAGGCGGCTGTTACCTTCGATGACGACAAAGTCACAGTCGCGAACAATGATGGGGTCGATGAGCCCGCCATTGTCTAGAATATCATGCCTAAGCGCTCTGACATGCTCCAGCTTTAACATCGAACGATAGATCGAATTCTGGTCAGGTTCAGCCTCACTGCGGTCTAGCAGGGAATAAACTCTCGGGTTGTCAGGCCAGAAGTTCAGGTCTTCATGCGGTATGTCGCGTGTAACCGCAGGTATCTTCTTCTGCCGGATCAGGATGTAATCTTCGTCCGGACTCATTCTGCCTCCGCTACGGGGTTCAAAATTTCCGCGACTGCACGACCGAAATCGTAGTCGGCGGCATTCTCATAGTCTTCCTTGCTTACGTCAGACTGCAGCAGTTGTGCGGCCAGACGCTTCGCGCTTAGCAGGCTGTCCACCCAGCAATCGATCGTATCATCGCAGATGAGGTTCCATATGTAGCACTCGCGCTTCTGCGAGATCCGGTGAATTCTGTCCTGCGACTGAAGATAGTCATCCAGACTGAAAGACCTATCATAGTAGATGGCATGGTTGGCTACGGTCAGGGTCAATCCCTCCTTCGCGGCACCCGGTGTCGCCACAAGAACGCTTACATCTTCGCAGTTCTTGAAGTCTTCGATGGCCCGGTTTCTTACCTCTATCGGTAGCTCACCGTGCACTCTGACCGCACCGTACTCCGCCAAGCGCTGACACAGCCAATCGGCGTTCCGCACGAACGAAGTCCAAACGATAACCTTGCTACCGTCGTCGGTTGCCTCGCGCACAAGACGGTTCAGCTCAGCGACTTTGCCAGGTTCCTCCTTGTAGCTTTCATCCACGAGCGCCGGATTTGACGTAACCTGTACCAAACGAAGCAACCGTTTCAGGACGGCTTCAGCGTCATCCTCGGTCAGTTGCCCGTCCTGCATGACTTCCGCGCGTGCTTGCTCGCGATAGGTGTCGTAGAGCTTTGCCTGATGCGGTGCCATGTAGGTGGTGACAGTGCGCACCACCTTGTCAGGGAGTTGGATACCACTTGATTTCTTTGTTTCGCGGATGGAAAACGCCCGAAGTTTCTCGAATACAGAAGCGAGGGCATCCGCGAATTTCTTCTGGCGCTCCGGGCTATGGTGAAGGTCGTTGTCCAGTGACAGGTCTGATCGGAATGCTTCGAAGTCTTCGCCGAGCGCTTCGCCCCCATCGAGAAAGAAGACTTGTGACCAAATATCCTCGGGTCGGTTGGCCACAGGCGTTCCTGTCATGATGACCCGCCGCGCAAAGCCTTCCCGAAGTTCATGAAACGCCTGCGTCAGCGCCGCTGAGGGATTCTTGATCTTCTGCGCTTCGTCAAGGATCACGCCTACTCTGCGCGTCTTCAAGAACATTTCAAGGCGCGGTTGTTCGGAGCGCACCATCTCGAAGTGTCCAAGCACAATCCTCGCAGAAGAGTTGAGAACGAAGAAGTTGTGTTTACGATCCTGGCTGAGGATCCCAGGTTTTATATGAGTGTGACTTGCCAACTCTTGCCGCCAGTTTTCCACCAACGCGCGCTTCGTGATGATCATCACCGTATCGACCGTCCTCTCGGCTAGCCAATGTAAGGCAAGATCGACTGCAATCTTAGTCTTTCCGAGCCCTTGCTCGTGAAAGAGGGCTGCGTATTCCAGAGACTTCACGGCCTCGACCGCATCAATCTGGTAAGGAAACGCCTTAAATCTGGCCGTGAGGTTCAATCTTGGGTCGGGGCGCAGCATATCTAGTAGCCCGTATCAATCGTCAAAATGTGCGATCCTACGGCTCCGTAGGCGGCTTCAAGTTCACGCATCAGCTTCGTCGCGGTGGGCCTGGCAATGAATGGAACGGCCAAGTAGAAGAACGCTGCCTTATGCAGCGAAAGATAGCGCACGAAAGTGGCAAGTTGCCGATGGGAGCGAGGTGATATCAGGTCCGACTGCGTTTTGGCCTCTCCGATAACGACGAATGTGCGGGGCACATCCTGAGCGTATAGGTCGGGTAAATGGCCGCCAATGCGCTGCGGGCGCTCGCGCCCCATCTTCTGGTCATCCAGATACAACGCCAAGTTCCCGGCTCCGCCGTGCTTCTCTCTGACGAATGCCGTCAGCCTGGAGACCAATAGAGCGTGCTCGTCGGACTCACCGGACATCAGCCAGCGTCAACGATCAATGATTGCAGGGTCTGCAGAGCATCTATCGCCGCTTCAACGTGCCTCAATGTGGCTCCGTCATCTTCCCTGAATGACTGAATTTCCGGCATCGAATACGCTTTGCTGGCAATCGCAGCGGCCAGTTGTGCAAGGGATGCCTTCTGCAGTTCGACATTGTCCGCCTCGCGATCGAGCGCCCTGATCGCCATCTTCATCCCGTCTTTGAGAAAGATGGCCTTTGCGTTCTTGTCTTTCAGCACTGCAGGAAGTTGCCTCACCTCCTGCAAGGTGTTGATACGGCGATCCTTAATCCACTCAGCAAAGTCCGTGCCCGAAAAGCCGTTCATGAGGATAGCCTCCTGAACGCGAGGGCTCTGGTACTCGACGAAACCGGAAAATCGCTCCGGATCGAACTCGTCCGCTTCACACAGCGGGCGATAGAACTCCTCCATGTCGGCGTAGGCCTGGATCGAGCGCGTTACGTCCCTCTGATTGCCCCCGCAAAGAGCGACGATTCTCTCAAGAGGCATCAACTCCACGTTCTGTAGCTCGTGCAGATATCGCGCTTTGGAGTAGGCATCCCACGGGCGCGGCCCAACAAGATGAGCCTGCAGACGAATGGCATCGATGCTTTCGGGTTCTAGGCCGTTGTGTACCAGAGCGGGTATCTTCGACCAGTCTCCGGTAGCACCCTTCTTGTGGAGATCGCGATAAATCCACAGCCGCGTGTTGCCTTCGATGCAGACGAGCGAGCCGTCTTCTCGCCTATCCACAATGATCGGCTGGCGAATACCGCGATTGGCAATGATGGACTCTCTTAGCCTAGAGGGCGTTGTGGTGTCGGCCAGAGCTGTCGGGCTATCACTCGATGGTGCATTCAGAGCAAGGCCGATATGGTGATCACCGATCACGCCCTCATCGAATATCTCAAGAAATCGGCGAATTCTTGGGTTCGTCGTATCAAGCTTTACTTGATCGATCGGTAGGTTCTGAAACTCGCCGGATGTCATCGTCTTCCTCCGTCACTGGCGGGTTAGGCGTGCCAAAGCGCTTCATGGCCACAACGGCTAGACTTAATCATAATCAACAGCAGCCGGTCCGGGTCAACAGGGCGGAGACTGGTTCACGCCTCGCGGGTTGCCGACAACGTCGGTACTCGTCCCATGCTGATGGGCATTGTCCAAAGCCACCATGGCTTCGGAGCTCCGCATGACGCGCGCATGGAGTGTGGCAAGCGGGCGGCTGTCCAACTGTCTCGACCACCAAGTGTCGATCGATGCCTAGCAGGTGCCAAACAACGGGTGCATGCGAACTGCGCGATCAATCGAAAAGGGGCGCGTCAGCGCGCGATTATCCCAAGGATTGTCTGAGGTTTTGCGCCACTGCATCCGCCGCCATCCGCACCGGTTCGGCCGCGAGGTGGGCGTAGCGTGCCGTGGTCTGGACCTGCGTGTGTCCAAGGAGCTTGCCGATCATCGGCAGGCCCTGACCGGATGCGACGGCCGTGGACGCGAAGGTGTGGCGCAGGTCGTGGATGCGGACGTCCTTCACGCCGGCGCGGGCGCGGACGCGCTGCCAGAAGGGCTGTAGATCGCTCAGGCGCTTGCCAGACAGAGTGCCGAAGATGACCCACGGGTTCCCGTCGATGCGCTGGGCGTCGCGGAGCAGGTCGACGGCGGGCTGTCCGAGATGGACGACCTTGGCGCCGGACTTGGAATCCGGCAGGCGCAGGACGCGCTCGGCCAGATCGACGTGGGTCCACTGCAACGTCATGATCTCGTTCAAACGACAGCCGGTCAGGATCAGCAGGCGGGCGGCGAGGATGGCCGAGGGCAGTTCGATTCCCTCCGCCTCCATCTCGCGCAGCACCTCGCCGATGCGGCGGAGTTCGGCCGCGCTGAGGAACCGCTCGCGCTTCTCCTCTGGGTACTTCCGGATGTGCTTTCGCGGGTTGGTGCCGTCCGGACGCAGACCCCACATCTCGGCGAGGCTGAACATCTTCGAGACCACTTCGAGGCAGCGGTTCGCTTGATAGGGAATGTGGCGGAGGTCGTGATGGAACTTCGCCACGTCCGCCCGGGTGATGCCCGTGACCGTGAGTTGCCCGAGCGCAGGGAGGATGAAACGTTCGAGGTTGCGGCGGTACTCCTTGGCCGTGCTCGCCTTCACGCGGATCGCGATGTGCTCCTTGTCGAACCTCTCGGCCAGCTCCTTCACCATGATCGCCTTGCGCCCCGCGTCGCGTTCGGCGGCGGGATCCGCGCCGTTGCGCGCGGCAGCGACAATGGAGATGGCGCGGTTGCGCGCCTGCTCGCAGGTCAGGACCGTGCTGGGCCCTAAGCTGATCCGCCGGGATCGGCGTCCGGCGCGATACTGGACCACGTAGCCCTTGCGCCCGCTCGGCAGCACGCGCAGTCCGAAGCCGGGGATCTCGCTGTCCCAGACGAAGTATTCGGCGGGTTGGGCTTCTGCGGCGTCAACGAGGCGTTTGGTGATCTTGGGCAT